TATTATTTATGCTACATTTGCTGATTATACAGATGGAACAAATGGAAGAACAATGGCTGTTAAATTCAATTACGAAACTGTAGCTGAGGCCGGTGGTGCTGTAACAAACCCAGCAGAATTTTCAAATAATGTAGAAGTGATATACCATTCTAATAGCACAAGTGGCGCTGTTACATCTATTGATTATATGGACGATAGAATATTTTTAAGTTTCTATGACAATATCAATAAATTCAAAATGGCAACATTAAAAAGAATGCCATTTAATCCTGACACTTCATTAACTGGTTTCTCAAATGATTGGTTCCCAGTTCTTGGGCAGAACGGACAAACTGATAGATTCATTGATTACACTGACTTGAACTACAATGGTATTAAAATGCCAATTAACAATCTTAATGCAGTTCAAAATCTAAGTATGGTATTCGCAAATACTGATAAAGGGTCTGTATTATTTAAATTCCCATTTGTAACAAAATCTAAATGGGAATCAAACATCAAGCCAATTGTATTTAACGCTAACGCAGTTGCATTGGCTAGAGATGTATTTATCCAAAATGGTGATGTTACTGAAACTATTGATAGAAATGATAGTAAAATCAAATATCAAGGTTCATGGACTGAAGAAACTCCTTCTGTAGTCGTTCCTTTCTCTGCACCACTTTACGATAGAAGTATTGGTCTTAATGGTATGGGTGCTAAACTTTCAAAATCGGATGGAACAAATATAGTAAGTGATTTCAAAAAATATCAACCATTTACATTTAGCACAGACGCTGGAATTTCAATTTTCTATGACGGTGTTGATATTCAAGATTTAGCATATGATTATAATTCAAATGTTCTTATGACAGAGTATGCTGAACCAGTTAAAACATTTGATTTCTTTGATACAAATAGTGCTGATTGGAAAACTACTTACAAGAATAGTAAACAAAGCACTATCACAATGAGAGATAGTGACACTACAGTTACATTCTTTAGTATGCAAAGTGGATCACTTACAAACGCCACAATAGATCACCAATCTGAAGTTCTATACGAACTGAATGTAAGTCAAGTTCCTACAGTTTCTGTTTACGCTTTTGGTAAACAATTAGCTACAATTCAAAATGAAGAAACTATTGGACAGAGTTTAGCAACAACTCAAAAATTGCTTGAGATTACAAACCCTGATGGAACTAAGACTCCAGTAGATAGAGTTATTGTAAAAGGTAAAAATAACAAACCTGTTAAATCTGTTAAGGTAAGCACATATAATGTTTCTATTCCAAAAGAAATACAACAACAGTATACATACACTGTAGATGGTGGCACAACTTCATCATTTGAAGTTGTTGACCATGCATTCGGCGCATGGTTTTGGCCTATATGGGGATGGGTAAGCAAACCTAATCCACCTATAACACTCACAGGTACTAAAATTATTCCAACTAAAACAAATATTAATGCTATAGTCATTAAGTTTAATTATGAAGACGGCTCAACAGAGTCCAAAATATACTTTGCTAAACAAGATGAAGCAACTGTTGAAAACCCAGTGACTTCTGCAATACCTATTAGAGCAGATGTATTCTTCGTTCAAGACGATGCAAGTGTTAATACAATTACAATTAACGGGTATGCAAAAATTCAGGCACCGGCAATTAAAAGTATACCAAAGTCTGATACAACTTCAAAAGCTGTTATAGACCTTGTTAAACCATCATCGGTAGCAGTTTATTTTGGATTTGAAAATCTTGCTGGTATTGCTGGTTACAATATCTACGAAAAAGAAACAGGTAAATTCCTTGTTCAATCAGGTGAAGTTGATTTGCATTCAACGTCTGACGCTCTTGTCTACACAAAAGGTGTAGAAATAGCAGACAACTTTGATAGTTCAAAAGACTATGTTCTTGAAATTTATCATACTGGCAAAGCAACTAATGACCTTCTCTTAGACCATAAGATTTATGTTGGCGATGTTAAAATTCATAGATTTGCAGACGCTTCAAATTCAGTTGTTGAATTAATTTCAAACGACGGATTTATTAACAATTCATACACAGATGATGGATCAAGAAATTCTCTCACTGGTAGAAGAAACTATGTTGAATTCTTTGATACTCAGTTAGATGAATGTGACGGAAAACTTGACAGATTTGCTGTTAAAGCAGGCGCTAACAAAATATTGAAAGTTGAACTTAATAATGGTAGAGTGTTTAAAGAACTCAATCAATTTGTTGATTGGAATGTTGAGGTTGCTGAAGATGGCAGACTATATGTTAAATTAGCGTTTACTCCAAAGAATAAAGCAAAATTAAGAACAACATATGAAACAACTTCAACAATATTGAAGAGAAAAATTATGTTGACACAACCTGTTACAACTAATGGAGATTACGATAGATACACAGATATGTATGTCCAGAACGAAGCAGTTTATATGTCAATTCAATCTAAAACTGATTAATTATGAGCGTTCTTAACAGACCAAGAGCTTTAGAAGTAAGGACTGCCGTTAAAAGGCAGTCCGAAACTGTTAAAGACGAAGGAACGAAAACTAAACTAATAAATATCAGAAATTCCTTAATAAATCTCCGCAACAATAAAGATAAAAGTATAGGAGAGTTGACCGACATCGTAATAGAATTGGTCAATGTATTAGAAAATGGGAAATAAAACGGTTGAAAAATTACACGGTTTTTTCAGTATATTCGGCGGATTAGTCAATGGCTTAATTGTATTCCTAAATACAGCATTAGGCAATATAGGTAAACTTCTTTCTACAGCAGTAATACTATTCACAATGTATCTCATATGGAGAGCATTCCAAGGCCAAATTGAAAACATTATTCCGTTTCCAGACATGAGTAAAGTTTCTGGTGACGAACTTGCAAAGGCGTTAGAGTTAAGAAGAATGGTGTATAAAGGTGCAATTGAGAGTGTGTCTGCACCTCTTGCTACTTTATGCGGTGCTGTTGTTTCTGTAATCGGAATTGGTATCACCGTTCAAAAATTTATAGACAAAAATAAAAATGGGGTTGACGACAGACAGGAAACTCAGACACAGCCTCCTGTTGTAGCACCTGTTGACCCAACACAAAACACTGAGGTTAAGTATTAATGAGCCATTTTTATAAACAATTAGAAGAAGCACAAATAAATGAATTAGCAGTACCGGCTGGCGGGATGGCTGCTGCAAGAGCAGGAGCAAATCTTGGTGCGGCAACAGGTATTGGCGCAAGAACTGGTGCCGGATTAGCAAATGCTGCTATGGGTGCCGCTAAATTTGCTGGTAATGTTAAAAATGTATTCGGGCAAATGAAACAGGCTTATCAAAAAGCTACTGGTGCATTACAGGGGTTGAACCCACAACAACAGCAATTAGTAAACCAAATTTCTGCTAATCCTAATGGTCCGTATGCTTCTTTGATTGTAGTATTACAAACAGCGCAATCTGATCCGCAATTCGCATCTATGGTGAAAAGTAAGTTAGGTGGAATACAAACACCAGGGGCACAAAAGTAATGAACAAAAGATTGTTACAATTAGCTGGCCTTCTTAATGAAGAGGCACCACTTGATCTAAAAAATTTAGTAGATAAAACAACTGGAAAACCAGTTACAGTTAACATTCAACCAGCTAATAATGGAAAAACTACACTTCCTCCTGGGACACCTCCAGCACAGGTAGCCGCAGGAACCCCCGTTAAGCCAGAAGCTGGAGCACCTGCACAACCAGCAACAAATATGGCTACTACTGGCGGGGTTTCACCAGCACAACCGAGTACTCAAGCGACACAAGAATTTAATAAAAGAGCAGAAGCCATCCCACAAAATATTGCTTTACAACAAGATAAAAAACCAAATGCGATGCATAATGATACACTTGATTTAGATGGTGTCCCTGGTAACGATGACGAAGAAAAAATAGAAAATGTAAGAATGTTCTTAGGATTGAGACCAGGAAAAGGTTGGACTAAAAAAGCCCAGAGAAGATGGGAGCAATTCAAACAGTTTAGAGACGCACTATAATTTTCTAAATTTAAGCAAAGATATTTGCTTTTATCAAAGTTAATAGTGTGTTAAATCAGCAACAAATAAAAATTCTTGAAATAGTAGAAAACCGTTTCATTAATGAAACATATTACGATAAAGACGGTGGGACTAAGCCTAAAGGTGGCTCTTACGCTTATGCAAAAAATGATGGTGATAATCCAATCGGTGAAATCGTAAATGACACAATCAAAAATGAAATAGCGTACAAGAACTTCTTTGAATATATAAAGAATAATTTTAACAGTTACGGTGCGAAAAAAGTAACTATTATTGAAGCAATTTTACACGCAATTGATGATGATGAAGAGTTTGATGCAATTAAGGAAGTGGTGACTAGAAAATGAGTATAAAAAGAATTAGAGGTGTTATATGAAATTAAAACAAATAAATGAAATTCTTGGCCATGTACCAAATTCAGACGATATACCGTCGTTACAAAATGATATATTAATAGCGATTGATAACATAAAAAAGAAGGTTAAATTAATAATAAAATCAGATGCGTCTGATGAAGATAAATGTAAAGAATTAAGCTCATTATGGCTTAAATTAAAAAACTTGGCATAAAACAATGAGTATAGTAAATTCATTCATATTTGACAGTACAGATGAGCTTGTATATGACGCTTCTAAAATAGAAGTAATTACAACGATTGATGATGAAACATCTTATAACCCATTCTCATTTTCTGGAAGTGTTGGAACATTCGGCTTCTCAGCATCGGGTTCTCCATATGTTTCTACAAGTGGAGAGATCATATCATTTGATTTTTCAGAACCAAGAAAACTAAAAAGCATTACTATAGAACAAAGCCCTGTAGATTATGCAGTGTCATACAAAATTACAGGTGGACTTGCTTCAAGAAATGAAGTAACATTAATCAATGTAAGCGGATCAGTGAATAGTGGCGACATATACCATTTATTTTCAAATCCTCTTGAATTAAGATATGTAGATTTTATCGTTTATGAAGTTCCTGAGTTCAGTACTACATTTACAGTAATATCTGTAAGCGGAGAAGCAAACGCACCGTTCACAGAAGCTAAGATAACGTCTGCTCAAATTGAGACTATCACTGCTACATCTAATGTAGAGCCTGTTGAAAATCTATATGATGGTGATGCTCTAACATTCTGGCAGTCTAACAACTCATACCCACAAGAAGTCATTTTCAAATTAAGAGATGTGACAAATCTATCTAAGTTTGAATATGTAGCAGAAGACAGCACAACATATCCAACAGCTTATACAATTTACAAATCTCTTGATGGATCAACATACGATTCCATCTATTCTTCTGGTTCTATATCGGCAACATCAGGTTCTATCACATTTAATCCATTAGAAACTACAAAATATCTAAAATGGAAGATCACTGGTGGCAACTCAAACAAAGTAAGAATTAGAGAAGTTTCTATATACAAGAAATCTTACGATACCATTGATGTAAATCAAGTAAGACTTAAAAAAACAGTTTCTGATGTAATGGCTCTTGTACCATCATTATCTTCAACAACTGCAAATGGTGCGAACGTAGTTTCTAATCTAATAGCAGGAGTTGATGGTTATTGGCAATCAACAAGCACATTTACACCTTCAAATAATTTCTTTGTTGGTTCTGAAAATATCACATTTACATTCACTTCAAGCACAACTATAGATAATATGGTGATTAAAGGATATGCTGACGACGGTCTTCCTGTAGATTTCCAATTACTGGCATCAGTAGATAACTCTACGTTTGATGTACTAGCAGATTACACTGGTAACGTGCAAGAGAATGTTAAAATCGCGTTTGCAGAAACGGATCATAACGAATATATATTCTATAAACTAGTATTTACAAAATCAACAGACGCTTATGTTAAACTTAAGGAAATAAATTTCAATACAAGAACATATCCAACTCTAGCATCTGTAGTGTTACAGGGTATAGTAACTGACAGTATCAAGAGTGTCAATGTTACAACCTCAGATGTTGACTTAACCAACAGAGATATTAAATATACATTAAATATTGATAACAGAAATTTCTGGTTCGCTGGCAATGCTTTTGTTCAATCAAATGGGACATTTAATCAAGCAAATACGCTTGATGATCTAAACGCAAATTTTGAAGCATTAACATTAAATCAAAACTCAAAAGTTGCATTGAATGCAATTCTGTCTTCAAATGGTATGTCAACTCCAGTTATTGAATCCGCGTCAATGACAAGTAAAAATCTTGCTAATGCACCATTCATTCCGTCTGGACAAATCAGGATAAGGGGTTATATTGCAGGTCATGTTGGGAAGCCACTTGAGATGACTGTATCACTTAAAAGACCTGTTAAGATTGATGGGCAGATTGTAGCGTATTCAGCTAACATAATTAAGAGTGATAGTCAAGGATATTTTGATTTTACTCTACCTTGTACAGAAACAGCAGTTCCAGCAAAAGAGAAATTTGTTGTTGTTGCTCAACCTCTAAATTATAGAGTTGAAAGATACACACCAAATCAAACAGATATTGATCTCGCTCTATGGCTTGGAGGGACTTTTTGAAGTGGTTAAAACAATATTTACAAAAAAGAACATAATCTTTTTTATCGTTTCATCAATATTCACTCTATTATTACAAATAGTTACATTTCTGAATATTGAAATAGAAACTGGTTCTACAAAGTTCTGGATTATGATAGCGATCACAAACTTGATTGGGTTTGTTGTTGGACATTTCTTTAAAAAAAATTACAATTTATTTTTTAAAGAAAAGTAATTTAAAGTTATCGGTATGAAAAAATTCATATCGTCTTTATTGATATTACTTACCGCATCATTATGCGCTCCACATCACGAAACAGCGCAAGAGAAACAAAAAAGATTTTTTAAAGATATAATCATTGCGATGGCATTCCAAGCCGCTGCCCAAAATCCACCACAGTATGAACAATCTGATTGTACAAAATATTCTCCAGCATTGAACGTAGCTTATCCTTTATATTGGCCTACTTTTCATGCTGACACCACCCAATACACAACAGTTATCATAGGAGACAGCACAATGGCTATAAATGGCTCCTACGCTGGTTTTAATGGCGCTGGGACACAGAATGTGGCTATTGGTGGTAATACATCATGTGATATGATTACTCAATTACCTGCTATAAACACAATTGCTCCAAGTGTTATTATAGTATCTACAAATGGTGGTAATGATATGCTAGCACAGGTTTCTGACACTAATGTCATCAATACAAATACTCTTCTTATTAAGAGATTACATCAAAAATACCCAAATGCTAAACTAGTTGTTGTTGGTGTCCACCCTACAAAAAGCACTTATGGCAATGCTCATAAAGCGGCCATTAATACAGGAACACAAAATGCTCTTAATGCAGAATACACAACTGCATCTCAAAGATGCTACGTTAATCCATTAACATTGTTTGGGGTTGCAGAAGGCCAAGCGGCCAATGATAGCGATATGCTGGATCAAATTCACTACAATCAAGCGATGTCATTTTCTATTAAGAATAAGATACAAACGGATTGCGGGATAACTTTCTAATCAGTTATTAGAAGTAATTTATATTTGTTATAAAACTTCTTATCATATTCACGAACATATTCGTTGAATATATAAGGAATTTTATCTTTTATGATGAATATAAGCGAATCTAGATGCCCCATTTTTTCTTCATCTGTTTTTGGGTATTCTATTTTATTATTATATGGGTTTAAGAGTTTACCTCTATAACAATAAGTTTTATGTTTTTCATTTCCATACCATACGATAGCAGGGCCATTTACTCTACTAACTTCACCATTTTGATACCATATTTTAGTTTTGTCTTTGTATATTAGGGCAGGTAAATCGTTATCTCTATGAAGAATACCTTCTCTATACCACTCTTTCGCACCAGATTTATAATAGACGGCTGGTTTAGCTTCAAAACTATGATAAACCAGCCTGAATTCGTCTAGATAAGTTGCTCTTACTACATTCTGATTATATATGCCTATCACTAGGCATTAACTTATTTTTAAAAGAAGTCAATAGAAGAAACTGTATTTTTTTCAAACTCTTGAATTGATCTGTTTTCGGTAAGAACAAAGATTTTTTCACTTGTTTGATAAATAACATTACCCTTTATTCTTGACCCGTTTTTCAGAACAATGGCACTTTTAATCATTTCAGAATTTCTCGTAGAAGAATAGTTTGGGCTTCTGATGATTTCAATAGCTTCTTTTTCTGCCTTTCTAATTTTTTCCTGCGATTCTGTTTCAAGCCCCTTGATATCACCTTCTGCCGCTCTATCAATATTTTCTTTACTGATTGTTACTAGAGTAACAATGTCTGTAACCTCTGAGACAGAAGGAATGTAATTTTCATTTACAACCTTTTCTGTTCCTGAACTACCTATCTCAACAGATTTTTTCTCTACAATCGTTCCCTGTGAACTGCTTCTACCGACATAGATTGGCCCTTCGACAGAGTTGAAGATTGTGCTTTCTCTGCTTGAATAGACAAAGAATGTAGTTCCTCTAACGCCAGCGACCGCTGTTGGGGTTATGATATTGAATTCTGATCCAGTGTCAAGTTTATTAGAAACTCTGATAAGCATTGAGCCGTTAACAGTTTCAATGTTAGTCACTTTCTTATTAAGAGAAGCTACTCTAATTTTAGTAAATTCCTTTACTAAAATAGTAGCACCTTCCCGACTCTGTAGAGTCACTTTTCCATTCTCTGTTCTTACAATATCAGTTTGCCTTACGATTTGTCCGACATGGACGCCATTATTTTCATTGATTAAAACGTCACCGTAAACTGACGTAATAACCATTCTTGCTTCTTCTGTCTCTTTTTTACAATAAAAAAGAGATAAAAAAATCGCTAATATCAATAGTTTTTTCATTTGGTATAAATATACCATGTTATGCGGTAGATGTCAAATGTTATTTAGTAAATTCTAAACTGTCTATATAGTCATAAGTTATTACGCTATAATGCAAGTGAACGCCTTTTGAATACCCTGTGTTTCCCATATAGCCAACAACATCGCCCCTTCTAACAGTTTGACCGTATTTTGCTTTTGCATATAATAGGTGCGCGTACAATGTTTTGTAAAACCCATTACTTATTACTACAACATTCCCATAGCCTCCATATAGAGTATCATACCCAGCATATCCAGAAAAGACAACTGTTCCTGTCATAGTTGATTTAATGGGCGTCCCTAAACCATTTGATATATCAATACCATAATGCATTGACATTTTCCCTGTGAATGGGTCAGGGCGCATTCCGTAACCAGACATAAACCATCCTTGAGCTGGCATCCCTTGAGGAATACTGAATGTGGCTCTTAACCTTGAATCTGGAACAGTATTTATAACTGTCCACATCATACAGTCTGCATTCCTGCATTTATCCAAATTTTCAGAAACATTCTCATCTATTTCGCTCTCTTCAAAAGCATCAACAAATCTTTTATTTATAGATTTAATCAATCTTTTCTTTTCTAACATTTCTTTATCATAGTCTGCCATTAATGAAGTTTGAGTAATGTATCTAGTTTTAGCATGTTCATATCTGTCTTTGAATAATGGGTGTACGATAAAAGAATATGATGTTATAGAAAATGTGATTATTAAAAGACTTATAAATATTCCTATTGTAATGAAATTCAATTTTAAAGTATAGACCATTTTATCCTTTACTAATTTAAATGTAATATAAGAAAACATCAAATTATCAAGCATTTTAGAGATTTTTTGGAACATTAGTATAGTATAACATACCTTTGTTAAAAGATAAAGTAAAATGGATACATACTACTCAAAAAACAAGATAGTTCCACAGAGCATAGAACTTGAAAAAGTAAACTGGTTTAAAATGGCGTCTTCAAAAGATGCAATATTGCATTTGACTGGTGTATTCCAATTTGATTTATACCACGAAGCTGACAAAAATCTATGGTTAAAGTATTTTGAAGTACTAAAACAAAAAACTGTATTAGGAACAGGTGCTGTTGGAATGGGTGATGAAGCATTTGCGGCAAGAGAAGCGTGGGTAAAAAATAAGATACAAAACTACGATCCTAATTCCGTTTTCTATCGTCAAATTCCTATTGATATGGTCGAATCACCTATTGCACATTTTTACAATGAAATAGTTGGAGAGATGAAATTAAAAAAGAATTATATATATCCATTATTGAGAGACAAAGGTTATTTTGCTCCGTTGTCAATTTTCACTGATGAACTATTCTTAAAAGTTGATGAAACATCATACCAAGTTGAAATCACAGAAATCCCATATGAATATTCAATGAAGAAGATTTTTCGTGTTAAATTCAATATGACATTTGATATTGGCAAATACATTGAATATATGATTGTAACCAAGATGGCAAAATTTAAACTTGATATCTTTCCAGTATTTCGTTTTAGAGTTTTGTATTTTCAAAACTTCCCAACATTTCTTAATCTTGATAAAACAAACTTCTTCAACTGGTTAAACAACCATATGCTTGATATTATGAGAAGGAACCCAAAAATACTTAAATATTGTTTTGAAAAAACAAAAGTAAGATTGGATTTGGTTCAAAGACTACATATTAAAACTGACCCGTTCTCAAAAGAATTTATAGTGACTACTGATGACTACCTTAATTTTGTTATTCAATTGGTAAAAGGGCAGGTGAACTTTGGTAGCGGATACTCGTATTTCACTATACAACAAATAGATAAGAACTTGATAAACACAAGAAGGAATGAATTAAAAAGTAATTTCTTTGCCTTTATAATGTTCTTTTTGATTTACAGAAACGTGTATCAGGGTAAACTATTTAAAAGAACTTTAACATCTGAACAATATGTAAATGAAGTTTACAAACTAATCAAAAGCGGGATGGTTCTTAAACTATTAGGATTTTAATCTATGCCAGACCAACCAAAAAAATTTAAACCTATACTAGACGGTGATGATGCGCCTCCAAAGCCTTTTGTTGAGCCAAAGCCTGTTCAAACAACTACACCGACAGTTCCGCCAATTCAACCTGTAGTGCCTGTTAAACTAGAGCCAACTCCTGATCCAAAACCAACAGTGCCACCACAAGTTATTAAAAAAGAGAAACACTACACAACAGCAATCACCCTAGAAGATGAACATATTACAAAAATAAATATTAAATTACCTGTGGATTACCCACCTAAATATTTTAAACCTTAGTTTTCAGGTATCTTTCATTTTCAAGGTCTGCTAGTTTTTTAATCTGTTGTTCTACTAGCAACGCATCCACTTTCTTATTGTCAATTTGCTTTCTTATTTGACGGTCAAGTTCCTCTCTTAAAATTTGTTTTTCGTCCATTAAGCCATTATAAACTAATTCTTTTATAAATCAAATAATGGCTTGTTTTTTTTGATAATTTACAAACTATCCCACTAATCTTTTAAATATTTCCAAATATAACCATAAGCACTTTTTCTTCTACCTCTTGCACAACCTATAATTCCATTTTTACTATTTTGTGACAAACTTAAATAAGAGACTGCTTCATTTATGTAATTGAATTCTCTGATAAAGTTATTATCCAAATCATATTGATATATCTTTCTTGCTTTTGGGTTATTTACACCATTACTTCTTAAGCGTAATTTCTTATTAGTTTCTTCTTCGTTCATTCGTATTTTTAAAGTACGACTTAATTTTAATTTTATTTTTTTTGCTTTTTGAACACCATATTGTTCTTCAAGAGTTTTATTTTTTTTAATACTATTATCTATACTCGCTTTATCAGCGATGTTTGTTAAAGTTCCTTTTTTGTCACATATTCTACCAATTGACTTTATAACATTTTCTTCATATTCGTTTAAATCGTTTCTATTATTTGAAAAATAAATTTTTTGTATAATTGGAAATTGGTCAAGTTGTTCGTGTATTTCTGTTATTTTTCTACATTTAATTGGATTTGATTTCCATTCAATCAATGTTCTATTGCATTTAGGAGATGTTATTATTGATAAATGGTGTTTATGTCTATTCTTAGTTCCTTGCCCAACATAAAATGGTTGATATAAAAAACATATATCAAGTCCGTCATAAAAAAATTTTCCAGATTTTCTTTGATCTAAATAAATATAAATAAACGATTGTTGAAGACGCATAATTATACCTTAGAAGACACGAAGAAAATAGCGATAAATTTTTAAACGCTACCAGTAAATCTATCAACTGCATTTATTATCTGCGCTCTATTAATCATCATATCAATTTCCTGTTCTGAGTAAACTCCTTTAAATCTTTCCATTAATTTGTCTTTTGGTTCTATCATAATAGGTTGAATTTTTTCTTCTTTTGGAGGTTTTGGTGGCATGTTATATCTATTAAGTGTATCAACATTTACATTTCTTTGCTGAATGATATTTTCATTTTGCTCATCTAATTTTTTTGCTTCATCAATTAATCCTCTCATAAGGTCTGCTTGTTGTTTAGCATTGTCCTCTTCAAAATACAATACTAATTGCCCTTTAGGGTTCATAAGAACACCAACAAGAACTTTACCAAAAAGTTCTTTAAAACCAGTATCGCTTGTATATTTCTTCCTATTTTCTGAGTTCCTACCACTTATTGCGTAAACTACTTGTTGTGCGCTATCGGTTGTGAAAGGATCTTTATCGTAGTTTATAATTACTTTTGTTGTAGTGTCTTTTGTTCTTAGAATTTCTTCGTTATCCATATAAGTAACTTTTTAAAGACAAAAAAAGAGCAGGAGTTTTATCTCCTGCTCCTTCTTTTTTTCTTTGATGATGCTTTAAACATCACCCCCTTTTTCTTTATTTTTTTCCTACTAACTTTTTGTGGTTCTTCGATAGAGAACCTGTAAAAAGGAAAACTTTTATACTGGACGACAACTGGAATTAGAAGTATTAATACATAAATGACAATCATTTATTTCCAACCTTCTTTTCCATTGCCGAGTCTCCCCGCTGGGACACTTACACCTCCAAGTGTATTCAATAATTTCTTCATACTGCTTTCTTCACAGAATTTACAGTAAAAACTTTCTGGCCATTCTTGGCCGTGTGGTTTGTCATATTCTTTTTTAGAACCACAATGCTCACATTGATAAGTACCAATATTCATATATTATTAACTTATCCCAAACGCCTCCAATGAATATTTAAATCTGCCATCTTCATCAATAATTTTATACATAATCTCTGCACAATCATTAATCTCGCCTTGAGCGTCCGGTTTCTTTCTTAAAGAAAGAAAATTATATACTGCTTGAAATGATGCCGTCCAATAAAATTCTGTATAAATTGATAACGGCAAGATCATTCTTGCTTGTTCTTTAGCAACACCAATCTCTAATAATTTCTTATAAGTTGAGAACATTTCATTCATTAGATCGTCATATAATCTATTTGCCTCATCTTGTTTTTCTATAAGACCTTCGCTTGCTTGCTTATTATTCTTACTTTGGGCACGCCATTCTGACGGTTTGAAAAATTCATCTTTAAGTTCAACATATCTTTGACTTATTTCATTCCATGCGTGATCTTTAGTAGCGTGTGTGGAAGTAGTTTCAATTCCAACCACATGCTTATACCATTGTCTTGCTATAAACTCTGGAATTTTAATTCTGAACTGTAACACAGAATGTCTAAAAGGTGAGTAATGTTTATTTTTAGCTAAAAATTTTATTAGCTTAATGTCACCTTCATCTAATTCTGTTTTTCTATTGCCAAATGAAACTCTTGCAGAATTAACTACGGTTAGATCAGACCCTAACACATCAATTAATTCTATTTCTCCATGATTAAAAATTTTATGGATCATTTTAATACCTGTCCTTATATGGAAAATTACATACATCAGTTATGTTGTAATATGGATCGTTCTCTTTTTCTTCTTCTGTTATCTTATAAACTATATTAAAATTAGAAAAATCGTCCGCTATTTCCAATAGCATTCCTTCTAATTCACTATCTGTTGCGCTCATAACATGAGATAGAATAGCTTGTTGCGCTACCTGTCTCGTAATATTTTTAGTGCTTCTTACTCCCACTCTTCTTTCCTTTTTTTATTGGTTCAAAAACCAAATAATACTTTTTTATTTCTGTTGGAATAATTTCTTTCGTTTGAATTATCCCCAAAAATTTTCCTTCCTTAATATCTCTTGATTGAACTCTCTCCATTTCAAGTCTAACATCCCATCCACTTTTCTTAAATAATGGGATTGAGTTTTTTATTCCTTCTTCAAGGTCTTTTGGCCATTCAACAAGAATTCTTGCTCCTTCGTTTGTTTGAACCCATTCATCAAACAATCTTTTGATTTCTTCAACTCCTTCTCTAATTCTTTTACGCTCTATTTCCGCAGGTGTCAGTATTTTCATTTTAGTCCCACCATAATTTTAACCAATCTTGGCCATCTATTTTAACAAACCTTATCTCGTCAGCCCTTCTACAATCAAAGAAACTTTTTGCAATATCGTGAGTTCTTTTGTAATAGAATGTAGCATCGTTAATTAGTTCCACCATCTTTATTATATATGCTGTTTTTGTTTTAAATTTAAAGTATAATGCTCTGTCTGCACATCTCTTATCTGTCCAGCCTACAAACATATCTTTTACAAATGGATAATGTTTTTTAAAGTGTTGTTTCAGTGCAACATCAACTCTAACAATCTCATACATTTCATTTTCATCTTTAAATGTAGATTTATCAATATATGCATAATTTCTTACTAAACGCTTTGCTTCCGCAAGTGCTTGCAGTCTATCTTTTTCTGCTTTTTCTCTTTCAAGTTTCTCAAGTTCTGCTTTTTGCTTTTCTAACTTTCTAATCTTATCTACTAACTTATTCTTATGAACTTGAACCTGCATTTTATCTTCAAGGTTTATCACCTTCATTTTCGTTCTCATACATCAATGGTATCACTTATGATACATAAAGTCAAATAAGTTCTTTGATCTTTTTTTGTTCTTCAAGCATTATTAATCGTTCAAGGTTATTAAATAATTCTTCAAATGTGTCTTCGTCAAATAAAATCATTCCCTTACCATGAAATTCACCTATCTCAAATGTTGCACGGAAATATATGATCTTTTCTTCTGGAATGCGTTTGATAAAATCTATTGTGAAACATTTGCCATATTTCTTAACCAAATTATCATACATAAAAAGAACTTCCTCTTTTGATATTTTTTGTAAGAATGGCTTAAACTCTTTTATATTAACCTTATTCTTGTCATTGAACACTCTCTTCTTTGTAAAGAGATGCTGTATTTCTGTTGGTAAAGATTTCATCTGAATTTATCTTTATCAGATAAAGCGAATTTAACTCTCTTAAATGCTATCTTTTACTTCTTTCGTGTAACTTTACACTACACAAACATCATTTTAGCAAACAATGCAATACCAATGAATACGAATATAGAAAGACCAGCAAACATAGAAAAAATGAAAATCTGAACCGCTAGATCATACATCTTTTGCGGTGTTTTGATTGGCCAAAAGAATTTATACAGGTATTGTTTAGCCCATTTGTTCATATCTTCGTATTTCCATACTATTACAGATAATAGCAAAGATAAAACTGTTGACACGTAAAATGATGCAATTGACTCACGTCCCAATGAAAGTATCGGCATGATCCATAACCAACCAATTACTATTGGGCGTATTAAAAATTTATATTTTGGAAGTCTATTAAGTAATTTAGTAAATGTTTTGTCTACTTTATCTACTTTACTGGTTTTGCCAGTATCTTTAATAGTTTCCTTCTTATTTTTTTTAGAAAACATACTCTACTAACTTTAAAAAATGAGGTTACAATTTCTCATAACCTCATTTTTTAAATTTATATAATTAGCACTTTGAATATCCGCAACCGGAACAACGCAGACACCCTTCTTGGTACACAAGTTTGTCTTCACCACAGTTAGAACAAGTCTTACCATTTGCTGTCCCGTCTTTAACATAAGATTTCAATACTCTTGAAATTACTTTATTGAAAGAAAACAATGTATCATTATCAATTTTCTGTAATTGCTCAACGATATATTGAATTGGAATACCATGTCTTAAACTAAGCGAGATCAGTCTTGCGTGTGCGGCATAGTTCTCATTTTTAAAGTGGGAAACAATATCTTTATACACAATTTCGTCATCCTGATCTTTATTGAAATAAAGATCATACTTTGATTTTGTTCCAATCTTTCTTTTTACAATAGAACCGAATTTCAAATTCTTTGGTGGCAGAATATTATCATCAAGTCCTGTGAATACTTCGTATGGACGCCCATCAAGAAGTGACACAAAACATACCCATTGTCCACCCTCCATTTTTGTTTTATGAATTTCACATTCAAGAATTGGTGGTCTTTTTGGAGCGTGACTATCTTTTATTGAATAATCGTTTGATTTTGTTTCAGAGGAAATAAGAACACCTGTTCTACTTTCATCACGATAAACTGTAAAGCCTTTACAACCTTTTTCCCACGCTCTCATATAAACTTGCGCTACAAGTTCTTTAGTCGCAGTCTTTGGAAGATTGCAAGTTTTAGAAATTGCATGACAAATCCATTTTTGTGCAGACGCCTGCAAATCCACTGATTTCATCCAATCTACATCGTTTGATGATGCACCATGATAAGGTGATTTAGAAACATCTTTTTCACCTGTTACTTCCATCCATTTTTTAACACCGTGATGATAAATAGTAAACTCCTGCCACTTATCACCAAGTGCATCAATGAAATCTACTTTGACATCTTTATCGTTCGGATTAATTTTCTTTCTTCTAACATAAGATGGAAGATAAACTGGTTCAATACCAGATGTAGTTTGTGTCATAATAGATACAGAACCAGTTGGTGCTGTAGTAGTCAACGCAATATTTCTTCTACCGTATTGTTTGTATAATTTATGTAATTCTTCATCCTGTTCCATTACTCTTTTAATAAACGGATGGTTTTTTTCCATATCATAATTATAAACAGGAAACGCTCCTCTATCTCTTGCGAGAATACAAGTTTGTGTGTAAGCGGCAATTGCGAGATTTCTATAAATCTCTTCTGTCATTTCAACACTTTGGTCGCTACCATATTTAATATTTAATGCCGCTAAGGTATCGCCAAGAGCAGTGATACCAAGTCCTGTTCTTCGTCCGCCTTCACAGGCTTTACGAATACTATTCCATAATAGTAATTCAGTCCTTTTTGTTTCTTCGTTTTCTGGATCATCTTTAATCTTCTCAAGTATTTTGTCAATTTGTTCAATCTCAAGATCAATCATATCGTCCATAAGTTTTTGAGCAACCATTACGACTTCTTTATATTTCACATAATCAAATCTAGCGTTATTTGTAAATGGATCAATTACAAAACTCAATAGATTAACAACAAGTAGTCTACAGCTATCGTAATTAGACAATACAATTTCACCACAAGGATTTGTAGATGTACTTCTATAACCAAATTCGTGATAAATGTCCGATGGTGTATACTTTAAAGCAGTATCCCAAAACAAAAGACCTGGTTCTGCTGATTTCCATGCCGCTTCAATGATTTCGTCCCAAAGTGCTTTAGCAGACACTTTGTCTTTAATAGAATGTTTCACATTCTTTTCAACCGGAAATCTTAATTCAACATCTGTTTCATTTTTAACGGCTTCCATAAATTCGTCAGTAAGACGGATTGATATGTTTGCGCCTGTTACTTTTTTCAGGTCTTCTTTAATGTGAATAAAAGTTCTGATTTCTGGATGATGCACAGAGATCGTCAACATTAATGCACCACGGCGTCCACCCTGAGCTACCTCACGGCAAGTATTTGAAAATCTTTCCATGAATAAACCGATGCCATCTGTTGTTTTAGCGGCATTCGCAGTTATCGCGCCTCTTGGACGAATTGTAGAAATATCAAATCCTACACCGCCTCTCCTTTTCATAATCTGCGCTTCTTCTTGATCTGTCCTCATAATACCAGAATAACTATCCTCTGGCGGAGTGATAACAAAACAGTTAGACGCTGACTGCACTTGAAAATTATTTCCAATAGCATTCATTGGAGAACCTTGAGGAACTATGTATTTAAAATTTTTGAAATAGTTATATATACTTTCTTCATCAAAAGCAAAAGCATATTTCGCTTCTATTCTTGCGAATTCTTTTGCAAGTCGTCTGTGCATTTTATCTGGAGTATCCTCATAATAATTTCCTTCTCTATCTTGGAGAGAATATTTGTCAACGAATGTCTTCGCCGCCATATCATCCCCATTAAAATATTCTAGTGATTTATTATAAACTTCTTCGTATGTATACTTCTTCATAGTTTTCCTCAGATTAGAAACTCAAACGTGACGTTCAAGAGTTCCTTTAACTTTCCACCTTTATTCAGTTCATTGTAGTGTTTTACATACACATCAATGGAATTATTTTGATTTTTTATCTTCAAAAATTTTGCAAACTTTAGTGTTTCTTCGTTGAGAAACAAAAGATATGGACTAATTATACCAAGTTTTAACATAACAATCCAGTCTGGATATTCCTTTCCTAAGTGATTTATGTGAAAAAATTGTTTATGATAATCTTCTTCTTGATTTATATTATTATCATTTAAAAAGATTTCAATATTATGTTTTGTCTTATTGAAATTTTCAATGAATAGTTCTTTATCAGGATCGTCACAAACCAATGTCTTAATGTATTCACTATAGAAGTGAAGATTAGTTTTTTTGTTTATGAAAGCGCACTCTGGTTTTGATACAATAACCTTCTTACCGTCTGCATACATTGAATGAAAATAAAATCCAGGGAGCAGGTCGTGTGCCTTTGCAAGTTTAGTAAATTTATGCAAATGCTCAAAGTTAACACTCTTCTCTGGAGACTTCCTTGAGATGATTACTCTTGGCTCACCAGTTTGATAAAACTTAACTCTTTCGTATATAATACCAACATTCTTAACCATTTCAATCTCTTCTGGAGAATGATGTTTAACTGGCTTTTCTATTTTCTTCGCTACTGTTTTCTTAGTAGTTTTTTTAGCGTTTTTTTTTACTGGTTTTTTCATTCGTTACTACCCTCTATCAACAATCTATATTTTTCAATTAATTCTGGTTTCCATTCTTGAATGTAATCTTTTCCTTTGTGAAAAAGGACATTGCTTCTACTTTCAATTTTGATCTCATATTTTTCGTGTAATAACCCCTCATTTAAAATGAAGAACTCGTTCTTTCTTAACATCAAATCAAGTATTTGTTCTTCACTATATGTGAGAAGTTCTGTTTCTGGAATTACTTTCGCCAATTCTCTTCTAATGTATTCTTTATCACTCATATGAAAGCACTGACACTGCTTCCACTTTGTTTTTCAAAACTTCAGTGTTCCCTGGGACAATATTAACCTGAAATGTTTCCAGTGAAAGGCACATGACATCTGTTTTATTTAGTTTTAACTCAACTGCTCCAATTGCAGTTGGAGCCTTTACTCTAACGAAAACTTCACCTTCATGTTCAAAGGTTCCACCAACGTCAATTGCACTTGCTGGCACACCAGCCGATTTCTTATTTAATGTAAACAAAATATTCTTTCCTCCGAGTACACATATTACCGTACAGTTTATAACAAGTCAAATCTCAATGTCCATAATTTGATTTGAACGAGCCTCTGACAAAAACCTTTCAAATATTAAGTCATTCTTAATTGGATCAATTTTTGTGATGCTTAATAAATAAGCGGCAAGGCTTCCTGCGGCAGACCCACGACCAACTGAAACGTGTTTCTCATCACCTAGAATGTTAATAATATCTGTGATCGTTCTTTGCGTTTCCAATAAATAATCTACATACTCTTTTCTAATTAGCATATCTGTTTCATATGTTAATCTTTCTGCATACGTTTTCACTTTCTCTTTTGGAATATATCCATTCTTTACAAACAGTTTAAACTTTTCCTGTAGCAGACTTTCAAAGTATTCGTTTGAACTTTCAAATTGGCTTGGGTAGTCTGTAAACTTATTATAGTGTTTCTTGTTCAACTGCCAGTTAATATTCTCGCACTTATGTTTCCATTCGTGATTGTTGATTAAACTTTCAATTAACACATTTTGTGGAATATCATAACCATATTTTTTTGCATTATCAATGATCTCATTTGCCGTCTTCATATAAAGAGTTTCTTCACTGATCCATTTAAGATAATCAGGAAGCCCACCCTCATCTTCTAAATCTTTTAGTGTAGTTTTTCTCTTATCAAGCAATTTAATAATACGAAGAACATTATCTCCCTCATCTGCATAGTGACAATCCAAACTAAGAATTGTTTTAATACCTAACTCTTTTCCAAATTTCAACAGATAATTATTAACTATTTTTTGGTCTGCTACTTGATTGATTTGCAACTCAATATAAAAGTCATCCTTAAATCTTTCTTTATATTGCGACAACCACCTTTTCGCTTCATCAAATTTTTTTGCCATAATAAATCTTGATGCAACTCCAGCCAAACAAGCAGAAGACACTAACAAATCATCACCCATTTCAAATAATACTTTTGTAGTAGTTCTTGGTTTCCCGTGAAACCCATTTAATGTCGCTTCATTGTTGATTTTTATTAATGATTGAATACCCTTTTCTGTTTTAGCAACTGCAAGCAAATGATTATTAACATTATCGTCTGGATTTAAATTTCCATCATCAGCGTCTCCGTCACCATCTGCATTTTTCTTTTTTTCTCTACCATCATTAAGATAAAGTTCAATCCCTACCCCTGGGACTACATTTTTCTTTTTGCACATTTTGTAAAAATCAATAATACCATCAAGAGTACCGTGATTTGTTAATCCTATAAACCCAATATTATTAGATACTGCCTTTTCAATATAACTTTCAGTTGTTGAACAACCGTCTGCGCTGAAGTCATTATGACAATGTATTAGCGATGTAGTTTCAAGTTCCGTGGAATACAATTTTGACATAACAAACAGTATACCGTACTAATCAGATAGTATCAAGCAATATTTGTTCTATTTGTTTAAATTTAGTATAGGGAATTCTTATTAACTTAATTTTATTCTTTTTAGCAAACTTATCTTTAATTTTATCTCTTTTTTTGGTTGATTTAAACGCTTCTTTGCCACCAAAGAATTCGTTTTCTTTAAAGTGAAATTCACCGTCATATTCAATTAGTATATTTCTAATAGGCAAATAAAAGTCAAACTTCAATTTTTTTATATACTTACATTCATTAAATGTTTTCTGTTCTTCAAATGAAAAATTGTTTTTTGTTAAAAATTGTCTTATTCTTTCTTCACCTTTAGATGATTTACAAAATTTACAACCTTTGCCACATAAATGGTCATGTGGGGTTTGTTCAAATTCTCCACACTCCTTACAAAATATTTTTATTTTAGTATATGCACCTTTATATTCAACCATTGAGTAATCATATTTATTATTATGAATCTCTTTTGCTTTTTTAACAAACCTGTCCCTGTTAGACGAATTTACTTTACCAACATATTCTCTTGCACATTTTTGGCATCCGTATTTAAAATGATTTTGTGGTAATTGTTCAAATTTTCCATGAAATGGGCATATAATTGTAATTTTTTTATGCATATTATCATAGTTAACTAAACTATAATCGTATTTACTATTATGAATTTGTTTTGCTCTTACTACAAATTCATCAGTAGTTAACCTTATACCCATAGTACTTATCTTTGTCACAAAAGACATTATATTCCTTATTTTTATTAAATGGGCTTTTTGGTCTAAAATGAACAAAGTTAATATGTACCTATGAACGACATGAGAGTATTACAGTTATCAGGTCTTATAACAGAAGATGAGATACTAACAGAAAAAAGAAAAACTGAAAAGGCTAAAAAAGAAGGCGAAGAAAGGATTAAAGATCGCTTCACTAAACAAGGCATTAAGGTTATTAGTGTTGATGATAATGGCCATGAAGTTAAAGTAGTAATTGACAAAGATGATGCAAAAAAAATAAAAGTGTTAGATGTAAGAAAAATAACAGGAGCAAGACTTGCAAGACAGATTTCTACAAACAGTTATGCTATATATCCTGATAAAGATGATGTTATCTACCGTCAAGCAACTAAGGATGATGACAAGGCTGGTGTCGTTAAGAGAGTAATGAATAGGCTATCCGCATTAGTTAGTTGACTAATCCATTTCTTTCCAAGCAGTAAAAGTTTTCATCCATTCTTCTGCATACAAATCTTTAATTCCAAGATTTTTCATATTGGTTTTAAAATTTTCAATATCTCTCATTAGTTGATAAATAAAATCGTCAACATCCATTTTTTCTGGATACGACATTTCGCACATATCTGTGCATTCTCTATTATTCATCATATTTCCATTTTATTAAGTTTTTCATTTTGTTTGCCATAATCTCTCCAAACTCCCTAAAGAATTCAGGGTCTTTATTTAAGAGTAAACTTACATTTTGAACTTCCAATCCTTCAAGGAGGGCAACCAACTTCTCCTTCCATTGTCCTTCTTCCATATTTAAGAGATTAACATAACAACATTGCGTTGTCAAATAAAAAGAGCCAGTATTTCTACTGGCTCTATGATTAAAGTGGTAAATCCTTTTCGTGTGGTTTTACATTCCATCCGTCTTTATAATTCATTTTGTTTTTTAAAGTCATTAAATCCTTTATAATCAAAAAATTTCCATTTTCTTTGGATAGTAGTTCTTGAGATTTTTAATATTTTTGATAAATCTTTTTCCATTAAATTTGGGTTTTCTTTTAATATTTTTAATATCTCTTTTTCAGTAACATCCAAATATGTTGAAGAATAGTATTTCTTCCCAATTTTTTTAAGCCTTAAATCTTTTATATTTTTATATCCAAAACTCTTTATTCTTCTTCTAAGCGTATTGGTTCCTACATTTAAAGATTTTGCTAATTGCTCTTCGGTTAAATTTGAATTTTTTGAGAGTAATTTTGTGATGTCGTCTTCCAATATTTCTTTAATATTTTTTTTATTCATTTCAATTAAAAAATTTTTAGAAAATTGATATCCACGAGAATTACTATATCTATTTTGATTTTTATTTTTACTTGTATTCATTCTTAAAAACGCAAAGGACATTCTGCGTTTATTTATACCGTTTGTAAATTTTGTTAATAACCAATGTGACACATAATGCTCTCTTGCAGAGAGCGTCACCAAATTTTCTTTTTTATTTGTCCCACCTAGACTTTTAGGGATTATATGATGTTTTTCAAAATACTTATTTTGAAAAACATTTCTTTTAAGGGCATTATCTATAATTTTATTATACCAATTATAATATTTATTTTCAATAAAATACATTGTAATAATATCTTGTGTAAAAATTAAAATTTTGCCTAGTTAAAGTTCTTTATTGAATTCTCTAGGCAAAATTTCCCACCCGTCATTGAACTTACAAAGAGGGCAATTTTCTTCTTGTTGCCACTCTTCGTAAGTGTAGTGATGGTCGCATTCTGGACAGACCAGAGTTTTTGTATCTCTAATCTTATCCGTCATACTAAATCTCTACTTGATGAACTGCATTCAACAGTGCTTCTTTGTCTTGCTCAAGAAGTTTCATTACATCAAAAATCTTTTCACTGAAACCAGCAAGTGCGAACACTTTGTTTTCAGGAAATTGAAGACTTCCATAACCTTGCAAGTCAAAACTATAGATGTAAGGGTCGCTTCCAACCGATTTCTTATAGTTCTGGAAAGATGCATCTGGTCTGTTACTTCTGTAACCACCTGTCACCCACGCTTGCATGTCTGACAAGACAATAATTCTGTCAAACTTCAATTTCTTTTCTGTAATCTTATCAAAGATACAGTTGAAGTTCGTTCCCCCACCGTGAAAACCAATTGCGTCTACAATTGATTTGAGGCTGTTGCCAGCGTCAATTCTTTTGATAGTTGCACTGTCGTCAAATGTTAGAACAACAGAAGTATCTGGATTTCTCTTGTGAATAGCGGCGGCAAATAGAGAACCAATTTCACTTGGCTTTCCACTCATTGAACCTGAAACATCAAGAGCGATTAAAGTTTCACCTTCAAGTTCTGGAACATTGTTCACAGAAATATCAAGTGCTTTACTCAATGCGTTCAAAACTTTTTTTGAAAGTTTCACATCTGCATCATAAACTTTTTCAATCTCTTTGATTGCTGTCATAAATCTAAATGGTAGAATTAAGGATTTCTTAATTGCTACTTCATTAGTTAATTGACGGCAAGCCTCATCAACCATTTCTGGTGCTTGAGTAATTATGTTTCTCAGGTTTCTAAGAAGAGCGAATATACCAAGTTTTTTAGTCTCAAGCAATTCTTTCCAAGCCTTACCTTTCAGTTCGGCTACTTCTTCTTCACCTTCTGCTTTACCAGCCTCACTCAACATTGCTTCCCAAGTATCAACATTCTTGAGTTTTCCAGACATTAAGTCTTTGAACACTTGAACATTTTTTTCACTTGGCTTTGGGTGAATGAGGTTGAAAGCATCAACCATTCCAAGTTCTTTTCCAGAACCAGCGTATTTAGCAAGTTGATAACCATCAAACTTGTTCAACGCTCTTGCCAAACCATCTTTCAATGAATTTGGAAGTGGCTTACCATACTTATTCATGTAATAAGCGAGAATTTCAGTAATATCGTCTGCACGATACACAACCTTTTCATAGAAAGGTCTTGTCCATTGCTCACCTTTTACTTGTTTTGCAATCTCACCTGCTACTGCGTGTGTGATTGAGCGCATACCAAACTGTGTTCTTGCAAACACTGCGGCCTTTGCCGCAAATTTCTTGTCTTTCAACTGTGAAATTAGTTGTGAAACTTTCTCAAGAGTTTCGTTAGAACCTCTATAAAATTGTTCACCTGCGAATGAAGTCAAGAGAATAGAAATTAATTCCAACTCTGCACTTTCTTGATGCGCGTCGCCACCAGCATAGTTTTGTATTGCTGGTGCCTTTTGTCTCGTTTTGTTAAACTTTGACATATCTTACCTCCAGTTCCCTTTCGGGACAAATTAGAACAAATAATAATGTGGAGAAAACCAAGAAGGGGGTTTTTCTATTAATGGTTGAAGTATCCCTTCTTTCACTACCACTTTTATTAGTGCAAAATACGGAGAAAATCTATAAGAGAATTTTTTAAGGAGTTGAACCTTAAACCATTATGAGTGGTTTAACCGAAGTATCTCTTATATTACTGCCGTTTTATTTAGTACATTCACAAACTAATGCGGAGAAAATTGTAAAGGAAATTTTTTAGGCGCTCTACCAACTGAGCTACATACCTTTCGGTATGACAGGACTTGAACCTGCGACTTCCCGCTTAATAGGCGATGAAATCCTTTACTTACTACCGTCTTTAATTAGTGCATTGCGAAGAAAAACGAGAAGAGAGTTTTTTTTCACCAAATTGAAGTAACCCTTCTCTTACTGTCGCAATTATTATCTTACCCCATATGTAAGAATGCGTCAAATGAAATTTAATTTTTTTTATTTTTTTCTTTTAATTAAGGAAAATGCACATCACTTGACGAGAAATCAAAAAGCCCTTATAATTGAACCCGTCAGGGTGATAAGGAACAAGTGTACTGTACAGTACAGGAAAACTATGAGCGAAAAACAGTTTAAAATAGGCGACAAAGTAATTGTGATAGGCAAATATGAAGCAGATAACTTTTGGGTTGGTGATATAGAACAAATAGATGAAAATCAAATTTATATAAAAGTTGGAAATCAAGGATTGGGAGTTGATATAAATGATTTAGAACATTATGATAAGAATATCAATTGGGTAGAGTTTTATAAAAATAAATACCCTCACCCAGAATTCTGGGAAGGAGATTGAAATGAGTTTTGAAGAAAGAAAAATAATAAAATATGGAATTAAATTTTCTATAGATGTAACTGATATGTCTATAGATGAGGATGGCACTCCTACAGCAAACATTGCTCTTAAAAAAGAGCAAATACCTATTTTATATATTACACCAAAACATCAAGAAGAAGTTCATTTCATTAGAATGCAGTTAAAAGCGATTGCTGAAATGACCTGTGAAGGTAAAAAAGCACATAGAAAATATGAATTAGAATTGATGGATAGGTTAGCGGAGATTACAGACACTATGTTTAATAAAAGAAAAGACTTGCAATAATTAAAACAATCATTTATAATTTCCTTTATGGGAATTGCTTGGGACAGAATTGTTGTTGAAAATGCACTCCAAGAAATTCTTGGCGAGCCGAAGATTTCTAAAAACGGTAAAGAATGGCAATATAACTCACATTACACAAGTGATAATAAAAGAAAACTTTATGTTAATGTGGAAAAGCACGGCGTATTCAACGATTTCAAATCAGGCGAAAAAGGTTCGTTTGAAAGATTGATCGCAGATTACAATGGCTGGTCAGAGGATGAAGCAATCCGTCATCTTATAGCAAATTTCGCCTCTAAAATGAATGGTGTAACAATGATTGGCACCACTATAAAGAAAAAAGACCCTGTTGTAAAAAATGGTAATTTACCAGAACATTCCTACAAAATAAAACATAACGATAAGTATTCTCTTCCTTATATTAAGTATTTGCAGAGCAGAGGAATGCCAGATAGTTTCATCTATAATTGTTATTATTCTATTGCTAAAGTGATGAATGGCAAACCATTTGAAATGAAAAATTATGTAATTATTCCGTATCTTGATGAGTTTGATAAAGTGATTTATTGGACTGGAAGATGTATATATGAAAACAAACGGCCAAAATATTACAATTGTCCAGAAGCAGATGCATCACACTTTGTTTACAATGTGTTCACTGATGTACTTGAAGTTGTTATCACAGAGGGTGTTCTTGATGCTATCAAGTTTGGTAAAAATGGTATAGCAACTGGTGGTAAATCAGTAAGTGATTTTCAAATTGACGCTATAGTGGCAAGAAATTTTAAGAGAATTATTCTTGTTCCAGACAATGAAGAATATGAGAAAGGACCAAAAGCAACTATTGAATTATTCAAAAAATTAAGAGAGCGTGGACAAAATGTATTCATCTTTAATTGGATTTCTTATGGTAAGAAGATTAGATTAAAAGTGAAAGACTTCGCTTCATTTACTGAGATAGAACATTTTAAGGTTAAAGACCTTGAGAAACATTTGATTGATAATGATTTTGAAGCACAAACAATTTATATGGTGAGGGACTAATTATGATGCCGTGTTGCGATTTATGTTACAAAAAGTATTTAGAAGAAGATGGAAGTCTTGATGAGAAAGCATATCAAGACGCACTTGGAGAATTTGCTGTGTGGCTCTCTGAGCAAAGAAAAACAAAGAAAACTGTTGGATTTGACACAAGACTTGATGAAGCGAAGAATAGGAAGTGCAGATGTGCTTGTCATGTTAAGGGGAGAAATATTCTGCATTAAGGAGTAAATATGAAAATTACATTAACACATCAAGAAATTCAAGAAGCGTGTATTAGTTGGTTGAATGAAAAGAAAATTAATTTACCAAAAGATGCTGTAGTTGATTTTACTGATACTAACTACGACGATAGAAAAGTTGAATACGGGTATTTGATTGCGTCTGTTGATACGGATTTGTAAAAATGAAATTAATACAAAAAATTTTATATAAAAGAAAGAAATGGTATGTTAAGAGAAATCGTTATAAAAGAAAACGCAGGATGTCGTTTAGAGAAATAAAAGTGTTGTGGGATAAAATCAATAATACGCAATATAATAATGACGAATACTATTATGGACTTAGAAGTGTGTCGGATATTCTAACACAAATTCTTATTTCAAATCAAAAAAGTTTTCGTATATATTATTTTGATGATAATGATGTTTTTGATATGATTAAGATTATAGAAACAGTTAGAAATAGAGATGTATTAAGAAAAACGCTTACTGGTGGTATGATTTGCTTTAAATTCATTAGTGATTTAAGAATCACTAATAGTGAATTGTATTTGAAATACAGGCTTTTATTATAATGGTAAATCATAAAATTTTAAAAATAAAAGGAACGGAGAACTCATTTATTCTTTCATCTGATGACACTAATACAATAAAAGTATTAATAAATAATGCTAATGATATTGCACTTGTTATTACAGATATGATGAAACGGTTTGAAGAAAGTAGATTTCAAACTGAAATTTTGGGGTTTAAGGCAGATGCAGATGGAGTAGTGAAGTTTACTATGGAGTTTACGATAGGAGAGACATTTGGAGAAATGACAGAAGACAAATTTCTTGAGTATTTGAATATCTATAGTGATGTTAAATATAAAAATTTTGTAAGAGCAATTAGAAATGCATCTGTGCAATTTGATAAAATGTGCGAGAAATATAAACTATTAATTGAGTGAAATTATGATTAAAGGAATGACTATAAGAACTTTTAACGAACTTGAAAAAGTTGTAAAATCATATTCTTCATTTTATGGGGAAGATGTTGATTTTAGAGTTGAAGAAATAGGAATTGGACATATTGAATTAACTTTCATTTTTTATGAATTTAAGAGTGTTGAACTAATTAAAGAAGTGATGAAGGCAGTTAAACCTAACATAGTTATTAGTGTTAGATGTGATTGGCGTTTGTTTTTAGTTGCAACAGATTTTACAGAAGAAGATTTTATACAATTTCTTACTGAAGAAAAACCAGATGAATGGGTGTTAAAATCAATTGCAGAAAATAATAAAAGAGTTGCTCTTTTGTGTGAAAAGTATAAACTATTAGTGGGGTAAAATATGAAAAAAATAATTTTAGTAATAATTCTATTAACATCTTGTGGTCTACCAAAACCAGATTGTACTAAGATTGGTGATAGTTATGACGATGTTGTTAAGAACTGTGGTAGACCGGATAAAATTGAATATAGAAATAGGTATGTTTCTTTCATAAATTATTATGAAGGAGTATATTATTTAACAATTGGTTTTGATAGAGACATTGTAAATCAAATTCGTTATGATAATGGTAAAACAAAAACTGTAGATTATGGTAAGGAGGAATAGAAATGCATATGATAGAAGAAAAAACAAAAGAGCAATTTAAAAAACAATTACAACTTACGCAAACAAATCTTACAGAAGAAGAATTGGAAAGAATTTCCAATTTTGCTATAAATTATTTTAGTAATCATTTACAATGTGTTAGAGAGATAGACGGATTTTTGCAATATGCTTTTAGATGGGGAATGTTAGATAATCCTTGGAAGACATTTGAAGATGAAAGAATTGGTGAAGACCAAAAAAGAAGTTGGAAAAATATTGAAGAATTGAGTATTAAATGCAGACAAGTGCATACCCCAAGTAATGGATTTAGTATAATTTAAGGAGAATTAAATGAACGCAATGGAAATGGAAAGTGCAATGATTGGTTATGAAGCCGCTCAACAAGTAGCGATGATGCTTGGAAGAGATTTGATTGCTTATAAAAATAAAGAAAATGAAAATTTTAAAATTGAAAAATGGGATTGGGGTGGAGTTGAATACGATCAAGGCGATCAGCATGTTCAAGTATATATTGAGAGATATTGTTGTGGTGAAAGTGACACAGAATGGATTAATATTCCATTTGAATGGTTTGATATGAAAAGAGAAGACATTTACGCTATTATTGATAAAGAAAGAGAAGAGAAAAAAAGAATAGAAAAAGAAAGAGTTGAAGCGATGAAAAAACAAATGGAAGAAGAAACGCTTGCTGGCGAGAGAAGATTATACGAAAGTTTAAAAAGGAAATTTGAAAATGTTTGAAAAATTATTGAGTTTGATTAACACAAACCAGTTTCTAACTGGTGGTTTTATATTAGGATTACTTGGAGGTATCGCCGTCTATCTGAGAAGCGTTCCTGCAAACATATTATATTTTATAAGAAGGAGAATTGTGTTCTCTGTTGAAATTGAGAACCATTATGCTTCTTTCCATATGTTCTCATACTGGCTTCAAAAACAGAAACCAGTATTTAAGAATAAGAATTTCTTCTTGAGAGAAGAACAGAGGATTTCAAGAAATGTTGAATTTGATGATGACGATGACGATGAGTTTGGCAATACAACTGGAAAAGAAAAAAGAAAAAATAAAATTTTCTATGTTCCATCAAGTGGGCTTCATTTCTTTAAATACAACAAGAAACTTCTTATTATCTATTTCTATAGAAAAGAAGTGAATAACACGAACTCGTCTCCAGAATTTGAAAGCCCATTCCGTTATTCATATACAATTTATATGTTTGGTAAAAACGAAGAATGCCAAAAAACTATTGATATGATTGTTGAAGAGAGTGGGGCAGAACTATCTAAAAAGACAGATGGAAAAATCAAAATCCGCGCATCTGCTAATATTATAAGATATGGAGAAAATACATTTAACTGGAAACTTTCTGCATACAAACACCCAAGAACAAAAGAAACACTTGTTTTTGATGATGGTTTCTATGAAGATATTGAAAGTGATATTGATAAATTTCTTCATAATAAACAATGGTATAAAGAGAAAGGAATTCCTTGGAGAAGAGGTTATCTCCTTCACGGTGTCCCAGGTGGTGGTAAGACTACTCTTATTGAAACTATTGCTGGTAGATTTAATTTCAACATCAATATTCTTGATTTAATGAATGATAAACTGACAGACCAATATTTAATTGAATTGTTTGCTTCTAATAAAGACAATTCAATTATTGTTGTTGAAGACATTGACACAATCTTTGAGAAAAGAACGCCGACAAGTGATAAAGTAAAAATAACTTTTAGCGGTTTGTTAAACGCTATTGATGGCATTGCGTCTAAAGATGGGCAGATTATTTTTATGACCACAAATAACATTGAAGTCCTTGACGATGCACTCAAACGGTCAGGTCGCCTTGACAAACACATTGAATTTGATTATGCAAGTGAACAACAAAAGAGAAAGATGTTTCTTAAATTCTTTAAAGAGGATGAGTTGAATGCTAATAAATTTATGGATATAATGAAAGGGGTAAATATATCTATGGCTAAATTACAGGAACATTTCGTTCTTTACTCTTATGATGTAAATGCTATTTTTGAAAACATTGGAGAATTAAAATGATTAAACTATATAAAACAAATGTAAATGGATCAACCCAAATGTGGGAGGCTTTCTGTGAAGGAAATACTCTCACTGTTAGATGGGGGCAAGTAGATGGTAAAATTCAAGAGAAGGTTACTGTTTATAAAGAAGGGAAAAATAAAAATCGTGCTAACGCCACGACGCCTGAGCAACAAGCTATCCTTGAAATGAATTCTACTGCTCAGAAAAAAAGAGATAAAGGATACAGTGAAAAGATTGGAGAGAGTTCAAGAAAAGTTCCTCTCCCAATGCTTGCTAAAGTTCTTGATGATAAAACTAAATTGACTAAAACAGTTTTTGTTCAACCTAAACTTGATGGCATTAGATGTCTTGCCGACCCAAAGACAGGAGAACTATTTACAAGAAACGGTAAGAAACTTGTTGGGCTTGAGCATATTGAAGAAGCAGTAAAATCATTGAAATCAAGAGTATGGTTGGATGGTGAACTTTACACTCATGGCATGACATTTCAAGAACTTGCGTCTGCCATCAAAAGAATTAAAACAGTATCAGAGAAAGCAAAAGATGTTAAGTATGTTTTATTTGATGCGATCAATGACGATAAATATCTTGATCGTCTTATGTATTTAAGAAGTATAGTAAATGGCGATTGTCTTGAAATAGTTGGTTGTAAAACAGTTAATGGAACAAGAGACGAAATAAACAAAGCTCATTCTGAATTTATTGAAGATGGATACGAAGGAACTATGGTTCGTCTTAACGATGAAACAGGATACGAAATAGCAAGAAGAAGTAAAACACTTCTAAAGAAAAAAGATTTTCTTGATGCTGAATTTACCGTTGTTGGAACAAAAGCGGAAGAGAACAGGGATGATATCCTTGGTTCTTTTATACTTGAAATGGAAGATGGTAAAACTTTTGATGGACGACCTGCTTGCACTATGGAAGAAAGAAAGAATATGTGGAAAAATAGAAAAGACTATATAGGGCAGAGAATGACTGTGAAATTTCAGCAATTTTCAGATGATGGAATTCCCCGTTTCCCTGTGGTGATGGGTATTAGAGAAGTAGATTAGTGAAAAAATGACAGTATACTAAGATTTCCATATAAGATAATATCATGTATGTTTATGCACTTATGAATATAATAAACGGTAAATTATATGTTGGTAAGACTACTAATATTGTAGCAAGGTTAAGAGTGCATAAACATAATGGTAAAAACAAGTCTAAACATAAATTAAATATTTATTTATATAACGCAATTCATAAATATGGGTGGGAAAATTTTAATTTTTGTATCCTTTCCGAATGTAAATCTGATAATGAATTATCTAAAAAAGAATTATTTTGGATTGATTATTTCTCATCATCCGATAGGAGTTTTGGATATAATATAGTCAAAAGCGATAGTGGGTTTTACAGACACTCTGCTGAAACAAAAAATAAAATAAGTAAAATAAACAAAGGTAGAAAACGTACAAAAGAACAATGTGATAAAAACAAATTATTGCAAAAAAATATATGGGATAATCTTTCTTCTTCAGAAAAAATGGAAAGGCAAATTAAGGCGTATGCTGGTAAAAAAATAAAAGTTAGAAAATTTTATATAAAAAAAATACATAGGATAAGACAATTTTTAAAACTTTTAAGTAAAGACGAAATCAAAATGATAGGCGGTGTTAAAAGAATAATTGCGTGGAGAAATGGAAATAAAAATCCATTTAGTAAAAATGAAGTATCACTTTTAATATCAAAATTAAAAAAAGGTAAACCATTGAAAATAAATACAAAAGAAAAAATAAGAAAGAAAATACTTGGCTCAAAAAGACCAAAACAAATGGTTCAAGTCTTAGAGTACGATAAAAATATGAATGTTATTAACAGTTATAGTTCTATAACAGAAGCAAGTCTTATGACTGGATGTTCCTCTTCAAAAATATGTGATGTGTGCAAAGGGAATAGAAAATCAACTAAGGGGAAAATATTTGGCTATGGAGATGGAGATGGAAAACCACGCTTTCCAGTAGTTCTTGGTATAAGGGAGATTGACAAATGAAAGAAAAGTTTGACAAAAATAGTGGCAATGGTATTATGTTCGTTGCCTTTGGTTTTGTATTATTAGTTTCAGCTTTGTTAATTTTGTTAAAAATGAATTAAAGTTACCAGTGTGTTCTGGAACTTATTTGAAGCAATACTCATAATATTCGCTGTTTGCTTTACATCTTATGAATTTGAGATGTTTCAACAGGCTTCAGTTAATATTATGGTATTGCTTTCTGTGTTTATATTCACATTTCCTGTAGTTCTGTTTTTTTATTTGGTTTATAGATTTTTGGTTAGAAAAATAAAAAGTTATTAATAACAAAAGAGATGGAAGCGTTTATTTTATATATTATTATAGTAATGCACGGGTCAATTACAATTAATACTGAAAAGTATGATACATACGAAACTTGTGCAACCGCTAAAAAGTTTGCCGGTCAATTATTACGCGATATTGCTAAAAAAGAAGGCGAAAACAACGAAGTTTACACATTCTGCACAAAGAAATGAAACCGTATCCAAAAACAAAATGGGAACATATAGTGTTTACATTTACTGACCACGATAGTTTTATTGGGTTTGTAAAAATTGCTGTATTAACATTACCGTTATTAGGATCATTATATTTATTGTATTTTTTACTTGCTGTGTGGAAATTTTAATTAAAATTGAATAATCTGGCACGGTTATTGCCTTACCAATCTCAAAAAAAGTTAAAAAGTGACTTTACTTAGTTTATAATACGAAAGATAATAAATAGTATGGAAAAGACTTTAAAAGTTTATGGATTTTGCCGTGAAAAATGCTGTCCTGTTGTTGTGGATAATGGAACAGAAATCGTTATTGGCGAAGAAAAAACTGAAAACGGGCTTGGTGGATTTACTGCTATGAGCAGACAACAATTTAAAGACTTTGTTGACGCCGCTAAAGCCGGTAAGTTTGATGAGGTATTGTAATAGTACTACAACATCTTGAACTAGCGTTAATTTCAGCGTTTGCAACTTTTATTTTTGTGAGGGGTTTATGAACAAAAAGCCTTTCACAGAAAGAGAAAAAAAACAAATAATTGATTGGTATGTTAAAGACAATTTATCAATTAATAAAATAGTTGAAAAAACAAATATTTGGAAACCAAGAATAACTTCTTTATTAAAAGAGAATAATATTTTTATAAATTATGATAGAAAAAATCATAAATATAAATATAACGAAAATTTTTTTTCCAATATAGACACACAAGACAAGGCATATATTTTAGGTTTGTTATTTGCTGATGGATGTGTTCATTCAAAAAGAAACGCTGTTTCTTTAGGTCTTCAAGAAGTAGATAAAAATATTTTGGAACAAATTACTAAATGTTTAGTAGTTGGCAACAAAAATTTGAGGTTTACAAATAACACTATAAAAAATCATAAAAATGTTGTTAGTAGAAAAAATACTTACATATTTGAAATAAATAATGAGAAAATAAAAGATGATTTAATTAGATTAGGATGCACACCAAAAAAAAGTTTTACATTGAAATTCCCAAACATTGATAAAAAATTACAAAATCATTTTATAAGAGGATATTTTGATGGTGATGGGTGTATGTGGGTTAGTAAAAAAAATAAAATAGATTGTGTTTTTAGTATTTTAGGTACTTTTGAGTTTTTAGAAACTATCCAAAATATTTTATATACAGAATGCGGGTTAAATAAAACTAAAATACAAAAACAAAGCAGTATTTTTAGATTACAATATGGAAGAAAAAAATCTTGTGATAAATTTAAAGATTATATTTATCAAGATGCTAATATGTTCTTAAAAAGAAAATATGATAAGTTTTTGGAGATTTCGGGATGAGTATTTTTGATTTAAAATCATTAGAGATATTAGTTGTAACAGCGTGTGCAACTTTCATAGTCGTGTTCAGCAGACTATTCAAGCCTTTAAGAGAAAGAATTGAGTTTTTTAGATGTTCGCTTTGTGTAGCATTTTGGGTAGGCATTATATTTGCCGCGACAGACCTGATCTACTATAAATCGCCCTTTGACATACTTTATGTATTCAAAATGGGCATCGCCTCATCAGTTCTTTCTTTTTTAACTTACAATTTACTACACAAACTGGAGCGTTAAGAGCAGAATTAAATTCTGTACCCTTATCATATCTATTTGTTGGGAGGAAACGAAAATGACAAAGACAATGAAGAAAGTAAAAAAACTAAATCTTGGAAGGATATTTACAATCCCTTTTCTATTTATAGGACTTACATTTATGTATGCAAACCTATTTAGCCAGGATTTACAATTAAAAAATTATATTGCAGATGTTAAAAACGATAAAACATCTATTGCATTTCCAAAAATAAGAGAAAGTATCACAAGAGATTGGGACAATGCCATAAGAAATGGTAGCGTTTCATCGTTGTCATATTCTGATGGAAATGTTAGTGAAGCAGAAGTTCGTGACGATTTAATTAGAACAATCAATTATCATGGTAATATGAATGCATGGAAATTATCAGATATTAAAGCAGTTACGCAGGCTTTACAATTTGGACATAACCATAAAGATTTTAGAATAAATTATAAGGTTGCATTGGCAATTATGTCTATTGAAAGTGAGATGAACCCGTATGCAACAGGACACAACACAAATGGTACAACTGATTATGGTTTAGGGCAACATAATTCATGTTGCATTCTTACAAGGTATGCTCAAGCAGTAAGACTTGAAAGAGAATATAAAATCTCAACTGTTAGAAGTGCAACTATGGATAGATATGATCCATTAACAAACGCAATTTCTACGTTACTTTATTTAAGAGATAACCGAACTGCTTTTGAACAAGTCGCAAAAACAAATAAAAAATTCATTCCATTGAAAACTGTGGTTGTAGCATACAATAGAGGATTTAATGGTGCGTTGTATGTTGGTAATGAGCAGGTAAAATATTTTGACAAATTTATGGTCGTTTACTCAAGATTGAACTAACAAAATTTTACTTTCCTTGCTTGATTTTTCCTCAATCAAATTATACAATATGATTGTAAGGTAAAATCAAGCAAAGGAGAGAGATGAGTAATATTCAAAATGGACAAGTAGCTTTTGTTGTAGGGGATGGATACTTCGGTCTGTCAAACCCAGCGGCAATAAATAACAATCCTGCATTAGCAGTTGATAGCGGTCTAACAAAGATCGCAAAAAATATGAAACGAATACTTGAGAAGATGGGTTTCTCAAGAGTTGTGTATGTGTCAGTATCTGGACACCCACACGCTCCACTTGAAGGGATCGCTTATCACATTGGTAATCAACTAGGCAACCCAAACCATCAAGACCCATTTGAAAGATTAAATCCAGTTGAAAAATTTGACAGACTTGTAGAACAATTCAGGCCGACACTAGTTGTATCTGTTCACGATCTATGGATGCTATTCACACCGTTCTTATCAGCATATAGAGAAAACTTTACGTGGGTTCAATATGATCCAGTAGAAGCAGATTATTATCCACAAACAGTAGTATATTCTCTTCCAACTAACCCAGCAATACAACCAATTCCAATCGCAGACGTTTTGAAAAACGCAAACTATGTAATTGCATATAATACATTTGGCGCACAGGGATTAAAAGCGATGGGGAGAGAACCAAATAAATGTATTCATAATGGTTTAAATCCAAGAGAAATTTATGAAATAGAAAATAGACAGGTTTGTCTTGATAGAAGACGAGCGATTGGCATTCAAGATGATTGGACTATGTTTTTTCACATGGGGAGAAACTCGGTTAGAAAGCGTCCAGATATTATGTTAGAAGCATGGTTTAAATTTACTCAATTAGTTGAAAAAACTGGTAAACCACTTAAAGCAAAATTCTATGTTCATACAGACAGATATTCATTTAATGGATTTGATATTCCATCAATCATAAAAAGACTTGGTATTGAAAAATCAGTAGTTATGCCAAGTGAATTGAATTTCAGTTTAGATGATTTGAATATCTTCTATAATGCAAGCGATATCTATGTGGGTCTTCCAGGTGGCGAAGGGCACGGTCTTGGTTTTAGTGAAGCGATGTATCTTGGTAAACCATTAGTGTATGGGTGTTATGGTGGTCATATAACTTATTGCAAAGGCGCTGGTATTGAAATTCCAGCGATACAATTTTTAAGTGAACAGAATATTGATGCACCAAGAGCAGTAATCAGTTCTACTAAAGCGGCTCAGGCTATGTTTGATTTATACAGTTCACCCGAATTAAGAAAACAATATGGAGATGTTGGCAGAGAAATTGCTAAGAAAGAATTAACATGGGATGTGTTGGATAGCAAATTTGAAGAAGCGTTTAATGAAGCATTAAGTGGTGCAAGAAATTCTTCTATCTTTGCTAAGAAAGTTGTATGAAAGGTATTTTCAAATATCCCAAGAAATCAAGCGACGATAACGATAAGAAATGTAAAGATTTTCTAATGACGAATTATAATTGCAGTGATGATGATGCAAACAAGAGAACTGAGGCGATAAAAGAAATTTGTATTGACGTTATGAATAAATTGTTATTAACACAATTGAAGATTGAAACGAGAGCAGACTTAATAAATCTTGTTAAACAATACAACACAATATCTAATGCAAAGATTATAGAATATTTGGAGAGAGAATTTGGCAAAGACTAAGAAATGTCCTGATTGTGATGGAAGAGGCGAGAAGTACATCGTTGGCTTTGGCTTAGTCAGTAGATTTGTTGATGAAGCTACTAAATGTGAGAAATGTAATGGGTCTGGTAAAGTATTATATAAAAATTCAATACTTGAATTTTGGAAGAGAATGAGAAATTTTGGGAGAAGTGAATGATTGATAAAATATTTGAAGGGACACATATAGAAAAAATATTTGAAAAAATAGAACAGGATATAAATAGAATAACATGCAATGTTACTGAACATGATTATGAAAAACCAGATTACATTAAAATGTTAGGAAGTGAACATTCAATTTATGGTAAAAAATGTAAGAGATGCAATGCATTTGAATTTGTGGCAGACCCAAACAAGGAGACTAAATGAAAAAAGTTTTATATATGGCAATTAAAGCGGATAACGGATACGGTATATCTGCTAAATCAATTTTGGATACTTTCTATAAAATGAAAGATGTTCAAGTTGACGTTCTTTATTTAAATGATCCGACATTCCGTAATCAGAAACTTGCAGATGAATATGATATAGCTGTTCATCATACAGCACCAAACAATTTAATTCAGGATTATCAAAATAATGGATACATCAAGATGGCTATGTCAAGAGCAAAAAAGAAATACCAATATATTCTTTGGGAAAGTGACAGACTTCCATCAGGATTAACGGAATTTTTTAAATCAGATGTTCTTGATGGTTTTATTTGTCCTTCGCATTTTACAGAAGGGTTGGTTAAAGGATTTGGAAAAGAAGTTCATTATATTCCGATCACACAGGACGATATAAATTATCATCCTGATAAAAGACCAAAGAATAGTCCTACATTTAATGTAGTAACAGTCGCACAACTATCTGTTAGAAAAGCGATAGATGTATCGGTTTGTGCTTTTGTAAATGCATTTAAAGACATTCCAGATAAAGTGAAGTATTATATTAAGATTGGTGAGAAACTTGAGAACACTGACATCAATCAATTAATTAAAGGAAACATTGGGAGAAGTTTATTACCAAATAGAGGCAATATATATGTCATTGATAGATTACTATCACAATCTGATTTAGAAAATCTATACCTCAATTCACATTGTTATCTTCATCTTTCTAGAGGCGAAGGATTTGGTATGACGCCGTTAACAGCGATCAATTACGGGCTTCCAGTTGTCTACAGTGATTGGTCTGCACATACAGAATTTTTAAGTAAAGACAAAAAGTCATTGCCAGTAGATGGTAGATTGGACTTTGCACATTCAATGGATGTTAGATTTGGATTTGAAGCAGGTATGAAATGGTATGAGTGTAATGTAAGCGATGCCGCTGATAAACTGAGGGCAATGTATGATAAATGGGCTGGTGGAAGATTAAAATTTAATGCTCCTGATGTAGTTAATGAATATAAAGAAGAGGCTGTAATCTCAAACATTGCTAAATTAATCGGTATTGAAAAAGTAGAATTCAAAGCGATCCAAATGGTTGGTGGAATAAATATGGTGGAGGTTTAAGATGACTATAAAAATAATAGACAAATGTAATGATTGTGGACATTATAGTAATGCTGAAAATTTTAGAATGATATTTGGTAATTTTTTAATCGGCAGAAGTAAATGTCCTAATTGTAAATCCAAAAATATAGAACAAAATTGGTGTCCTCCAAAACCAAAAGCACCTCCGCCAGGCCAAGGAATTAAAAAAAATAAAAAAAAATAATGGAAAAACCAAAACCACCAATAGGTAAGGTTTTTTATGAAGGTGATGAGCCAAGAGTTTTAGCAAGATACATTTATGAAAATGAAATTCATATGTTTAGTACACTATGTCCAAAGTGTGGCTCTTCTTTAAAAAAGAAATTTTTATTTTTTCGTTCAAAACATTGCATACAATGGAGATGTAGTAACTATTATGGAAACCATCAAAGTAAATAAAAAGGTATGGTTAGTGTTTGATAGATACCCACAATCACCAGAGTTAAGTGTTGTTTGCTTTACATCAAAAGTAAAAGCAAAGAAATGGATGGATGAAATGAATGGATTAGTTGATGATGATGAAAGAAATTTTTACAATTTAAAAGAAGATGAGATGCAATTTTATGGACCATTTCCATTTAAGTTAAAAGGCGAATAATTTTTAATATCGCTTGCTTTATGGCGATGCTTATGATAAGATATATTATATTCTCATCAAACGCAAGTTGAATGTCTGAAAGTAATTTCATAGATTATTATCGTATTCTTGAATTATTAGAAGATGAAGATAAGTTTGTTGATTTTCTTATAGAAAATCAAAAGCTACATCCGATAAGCGTTATCGTAATGAGTGCATTACGCCCACCCGATATAATTCCACTGAGTTTTTTCGTTGAACGACATAAACCGGAATTGTATGAGAAATATAAATTATTATTAACGTAAAATGATTAGTATTGTATTCACAATTATATTGTTAAAAATTATTTTCTTTAGAGATTTGAACTATAAATGGTTTAATGGTGGTAATTGTCTTTGTGGCGGTAAATTTAAATTGCTTCATCAAAGTAAAATTAGAAAAGACTATCAATGTAATATTTGTAAAATGGTAGTAGTGAGGAACTTTTGAAAATTAGAATTATTGGCAACTATAGAAAAATTCCAGATGGATACGGGACGATGTGCCTTGAATACATTAGGGCATTGATAGAAAACGACTTTAAGGATTTTACGTTGCATCAGGCATTTACAGGAAATTGGCCAGAAGCAGAAAAAGATATACAACAATACGAAAATAAAAATTTAGATTATGATGTTAATTTGATAATGTTGACTGCCGATAATGTCAACGTATTTTGTGAACCAAATAAAAAAAATATTTTATTTACTATGTGGGAGACTGATCGCATACCGTCTCACTGGACAGAATTATGTAATAGATGTGATGCGGTTGTAGTTCCGTCAACATTCTGTCAGGATGTGTTTAAAAAATCTGGTGTCACAGTCCCAGTTCATATCCTTCCAATTCCAACTGATGTACATAAATTTGAAAAAGTGCAGGTAAATCCAGACCTTGTTGAAATGACAGAGGGTAAACTAATCTTTTATTCAATTTTTCAATGGGGTGAGAGGAAAAATCCAAAAGCATTATTGAATTCTTATTATTCATCTTTTGGTAGTAAAGATGATGTTCTTCTTATAATAAAAACACATATTAATGGAACTGATAACGAGCATCTTGAAGTAGAAAACAAGGTTAAATCAATTAGAAATAACATAAAAAGAAATGGTAGTGATTATCCTAAAGTAATGTTGATTTCAAATAATCTAAACGAAGATCAAATAGCACAAATGCATAAGGTTGGAAATATATATCTTTCATCAACAAGAGGTGAAGGATGGAATTTGCCGGCGTTTGATGCAGCTCTTGCAGGTAATCATATAATAGCAACTGCTTTTAGTTCTCATATGGATTTTATAGATACTTATAATCATTTTAAATATCAAATATATAATAGAGTTCCATTCCAATTAGAACACTGTCATAATGCTGGTCAACTATATACAGCAAATCAAAAATGGGCAAGTGTAAACATACATGAATTTTCAAACAGAATGAAAATGGCGTATGAAGATTGGAAACAAAATGGCAAATTAACCCTTCAAAATAGAAGAGATGAATACTCAAATTACCTAAAAACTCGTTACTCACGAAAGGAAATAGGACAAAAATTACTTGCAATTATTAAAGAAATAGCATAGAATATACTTTATGTTATACCGTGTAAACCTTGAATTTAAACCCACCAAAATTCAATTACTTTCTGGTGTAGTTAGTTTTAACACTAATTGGATTTTAGACAGACAAAAATTTATTGATTGGATTTATAAAGAACCAATTCTGGTTGATCCGATGAAGCCTAATTCATCTTATCAACATGATATTAGGCAAAAAATGAGGGACGCTGGCAGTAACGGGTACAGCCACAGCGGAATGTTTAAAGTAGATAGTATAGAAATCTCATCAAATATTGATGAGAAAGAACTGACTGCTGACAAATTGAAAAATTTACAAGGTGAGTATGTTGAAATAGCGTGTAAATTAAATTCTAAGTGTGAAAAGGTGTATGTATCGTTTTTAATTAATGTTGATTTATATGAAGGTATTCACCGTCTTTTTAGAAGTTTGTTTGTTATCCCTAATGATTGGCTGATTGAAGAAAAAGGTTTCCCTTTAAATGAATATTCTTTAAGAGAAGAATGTTATCAAGAACTTATTGCGAAAGAAGTTAATTTGGTTGCGTATGGTTATGCAATCACACAAAAGGATACATTTTTGCAAATAATGAATCCATCGCTTTATGAAAAATATGCGTTATTGAGAAATTGATATGAACAAATATGTAAAAGAAACTATAGAATTGATTAAATCACTTGAAGAAGAAGAGATACTTGAAATTCTTCTCTCTGAAAAGAGAGACAATCCTGTTGAACTAATGCCATTTATCAACAGGGACAAAGTTACTTTAGGGATTATTGTTCATAAGTTTCGTCCAGAAGTTGTAGAGAAATATAAGTTACTAATAGATGAGAAAGAAGATGAAGAACAATACTACGACGATTGATGAATTTAATACTACTCCATCAAGATTGCTTAGAAATTGTCTTGAGAATTTTAATAGTGGGTCGTATCTTATTTATAGATTTGGTAGAGAATTTTTGTCTTTAAGCGAAGATGAGAAAATAGAATTTATTATTTTATTAAATCAAACAGAAGATATTAAAAACACATATTTATCAAGTCTAACAGCATTGATTATGGCAAGCGATATGGAGTTTTATGAGAAATACAAAGTTATCATTAACTGATATTAAAAGATACGGATTTAAGTATTTTCTACTTGAGTCGGATCATCCTGAGAATAAGGAAGGAAGTTTTGCGTGGAGTAAACTAAAATTTGTTTATGCAAACAAAGGGAAGGTGTATGTGGAAAATCAAATAGATTTATTAGATTTTGAAAAAATGCTTAAAGAAGCAACAGAAGAAGAATTGATAGAGTTCGTCACTACTGCGAAACTTGTTTTTATTAATCTAAAAGCAAGAGAGATGTATGGGGAAAGAGGTGAGAAATATTTTGCCGCTGTGATACCAAAGTTCTATAAAAAATATAAGTTACTATTTGCATGATAGGAAACAACATAAAACTCGTTATATTTGATCTTTACAATACTCTTGTCGTCCCAGGGCGACAGGCTAATAGCCCATATGAAAGACTATTTAAAGCCGCTGAATTGCCAAGAGAAGAAGCCACTAAACTTAGAACAGTATTACTAACACAAAAATTTCTATTTGATGATTTTGTTAAAAAATTTTTACCACAAATTCCACAACAACAGGTCTTGATGATTAGAGACTATCTTGAAAAAGAATTAGCCAATACAAAACTTTTTCCAGAAGTAAATGAAGTGTTGGAGAAATTATATACTAAATATGATCTTTGTTTGATATCAAATGCGTCAGCAGATTTTAAAAGACCTTTCTTTAGGTTAGGACTTGATAAATATTTTGATAAGGTTATATTTTCGTGTGACGTTGGTTACACGAAGCCAAATCCAGAAATATATAAAATGGGAATGATGGGACATAGACCTGACGAAATACTAATGATTGGCGACAGTATTAAATCTGATTATAATGGACCAAAAGCTGTAGGGTTTCATGCAAAAGTTATTGACAGAAAAGGAGTTAAAGATGTCAAAAATAAAATCACTAATTTAACAGAACTTACTTGATTTTACATACCTTTGCCGATATAATTTAAACGGTGAAGGTAATTGGAATAAAGTACTATGGGGCTTTCTATGACAATAGCGGATATGGCGAAGCCGCTAGATATAATGTCAAAGCAATTAATGAATTAGGCATTCCAATTAAAATAACAAATGTTTCATTTGCGCCACAACCTTCCTTATTTAAGGAGGACGTTCAATTGTTTGAAGAACTTTCAAACAGAAACATAGAATATAATCTTTGTATTTATCATTTTACTCCTGAGAATGTCCCGCGTTTTCTTGAAAAAGACAAAATTAATGTTATACATACTACATGGGAAACGAATAGGTTACACCCACATTGGGTTCCTATTTGTAATTCAGTAAACGCAATTCTTGTTCCTTCTTCTTGGAATATTGAAGTGTTTAAAAATTCCGGTGTTACTGTCCCTATACTAAAATTCCCACATATATTTAATGTGAACAAATTTGATGGAGTTGAACCATTAAAAGCATTTGAACGATTTGATAATACTTTAAAATTTTATTCTGTATTTCAATGGAGCGAAAGAAAAAATCCGTATGGACTGATTAGAACATATTTGTCAGAGTTTGATGAAAAAGACGACGTTGTTCTTTTCCTTAAAACTTATGTTGTAAATGGGACAAGAAAAGATGCTCTGTGGGTTATTGACGAAATTAATAATATTAAAAGTTCTATAACAAAAGATGTTGGGCAGGGTTTTCCAAAGATGGTTGCGCTTACGGATATAATGGATGAAAAGATGTTAAACTCTCTTCATAAATCTATGGATGTTTATCTTGCTCCTGTAAGGGGAGAGGGGTTTGGTATGCCAATTCTTGATGCTGTATTAGCAGAAAGAAATATAATAGCTACGGGATATTCAGCACAGACTGATTTTCTAAATAGAGACATTCATTCTCTATTAAATTACCAGTTAACAACTGTTTGCGACATGAATTGGATACCGTGGTATTTAAGCGATCAGTACTGGGCTGAACCTAACCTTGCACAATTTGCTGAAAAAATGAGGTGGTATTATATGTCTTGGAAAGATGGAGGTTTACCATTTAAAGAAGAAATAAAAGAATATGCAAAATTCATTAAGAATGTTTATTCAAAAGAAAGTATTATTGAAACATTACTATTACAATTGGAGGAAATTTAGTGTTACCACTAGTTAAAAAATTTGAATATAACAAGGATAGTCAGAATAAAGTTCTGATTATATCTGGTGCCCACGGAGATGAATTAACGCCGTTAAGAACAGTGTGGCTTTTAAATGATTATTTCGGAAAAGAAAAAGATGCTAGATTTGTTAATATACATCATATAACAACTGTAATGGGGGCTAACCATACAGGTTTGAAAAATAATGAAAGAAAATTAGTACCAGATAGTCATAAAGGTGATATGAATAGAATGTTTGATGAGGAATATGATTATGATGCTCACGAAGAATTAAAGAAACTAATTGACGATCACAATATTATAATTGATGTTCACTCATCACCAAGAGTGAATGAGTTTGTATTGGTTGATATAGACGGCTATACGGAATTTATTCTAAAATGGTTAAAGAAAGCCAATGTGAATTATGGGTGCAGGTTCCCAGTTTCAAACGGCACAATCAAGAAATATGCTTTAAAGAATAATAAAGTTGGGTTGACTATTGAACTAAATGCACTGGATAAAATTGATTATTCATCTGCAAGTAAAGGTGAAATGATGATATTCAATCTTCTTGATAATATTAAATTTGAAATGAAAGAAGATTTTAAAATACCTTATAACATTGGTTATGTTGATGAAGCAATAGAGATGGAAGATATTAAAGCTGGATGCGAAGGTATCTTAATGGAAAAATTTCAAGGTGGCGAAATGGTTAAAAGAGGTACATTGCTTGCAGAAGTCGTTGACTATGAGATGAAACCTATAAGAGAAATTTTTGCTAAATACGATGCATTTATTGTATCTTTACCGTCGTATCATTATGTCACTCCTAGTTCAGTTACATATACTTTAATGAGGATTAAGTAAATGCTTGAAATTTGTATGACATTATATAACCGTGTTGGGTACACAATGAAAGGAATTAATTCTCTTCATAAAGTAATCAATAATGAGATTAAAGTCAATTTTATTGACGATTGTTCTACACCAATGAATACAGGTGCAATAAAAGAGATCATTAAAGAATGCGGTATGACGAACTATTCATATTACTTAAATGAAAGAAATCTTGGTATTGAAAGAAATATATTTTTCGTGCCTTATGTAACGAATAGTGAGTATCTGTTTTTAACTGATAACGATATTGTATACAGTTCAAAGTTTCTAGAACAATTAAAGAAAGGTGTTGGGTTTATAGGTTCAGGCAATAACTCAATAATAACTTTTTTTGATACACCATCGCATAAAATTATTGATGAATATGACGAAAATTATAATCTAAAACAAAGTGTTGGGGGTGCGTCTTTATTATTAAAAACAAATACTATGTTTAACGCTTTAAAATATACCTTAAAAAATGGTTATACTGACAGTGCAAAAACTTCATGGGATTGGGGGATGGTAAATTATTGTAAAGAAAACAACATTAAAATACTTTCAACAAAAAATAGTTATGTTCAACATATAGGAATTGATGGAGTACACTCACGAAGCAATTTGCCTAATTCGTTTGATGAGGCAAAAAATTTTATAGAATAAATAAAAAATGCAATGCATTTTGAAATGCAATATAAGATAACAATATGGAGACTAAATTTTCAAAAAAACAAAAAAAAGAAAGACAAGTATCTTTCAGGATACAAGAAGAATTATATGAATGGTTGGAGGCTATTTCTAAAAAAGAAAAGAAAACTAAAACTCAATATATAATTGATTTACTCGCAAAAGAATGGAGTAAGAAATGAATACTTGTAAATATTGTAATCTTATTGGTGAAGAGAGTTTGTTTAGAAGTAAAAATATTTGTAAAGAATGTAATAATAAAAATGCTGTAATTTTAAGCAGGCGGTACAGAAAAGATAATAAAGAAATAATATCTAACCGTGCTAAAATATATTATGAACTAAACAAAGAAAAGAAAAGACAAAGTAAAAAGAAATATTATGAAAATAATAAAGAAAGGTTAAAAGAAAAACAAAGGGTTTATAACAAAACACATAAGGAACAAATATCAAAAAGTAAAAAATTATATACCCCCAAAAGAAACGAACTAAATAAAATTAAATACAAAACAGATAATCTGTTTAGAATAAACAGATTAATTAAAAGAGGTTTTTTAAAAGGTATAAAAACATATTCTAAAACTGGTAAAACGAAAGCGTTAAAGGAATATGGAATTAACATAAGAGCAATAGTAGAGAAATTAGGAGAACCACCAAAAGATGGTAAAGAATGGCATATAGACCACGTATTGCCTGTGTCTGCTTTTGACTTAACGAAGCCAGAACATATAAAAGCTTGCTGGCATCCAGACAATTTAAGATGGTTAGAGGCAAGTGAGAATATTAAGAAGAGTAATAAATATGATAAAGAAGAATTTGAGAAGTATTTAAATGAACATATAGAGGTGAAGTAAATGGCTTGGAAAGCGGTATATAGTGTATACAATGAAGCAAAGTTTTTAGAAAAATCAATTATGAATATAATTGATGAGATGGATAAAATCATTATAGTTGAGGGGTGTTGGTTAAATGGGGAGAAAATTACTGGCAGTTTAAGAAGCACCGATGGTACTATAGAGATTTTAGAAAGACTAAAAAAAACATACCCAAATAAATTTGAAATTTGTTATGAAAATAAATTAAATGAACAACGACAACGAGATAACTATTTAGAAAAACTTGAAGATGGTGATAATGTTCTATGGCTTGATGGAGATGAAATTCTTATTAAGAAAGAATTAAAAGAAGCAAAGACGTATGTTGAACATATGTTCAAGATAGGGCATCAAATGTTATTTGCACATTACATAAATGTGTTTGATGCAGGTGCAGTCAAAGACACTCATTTACGTGGCTTGTTTTTTAAATTTAGAAGCGATATAAGGTATCTTGATAATGAAAGGGCTAAAGGAAGTCCTGGTGAAGTTTATCTATTTGAAAATTATGGTAAAGGAAATCTCTATAACAAATCAATGCCAGTAATTGATTGGGATATAGTTAAGGTTTTTCATTTTAAATATTGTAAAGACCTTGATAAACTTGTTGAAAGAAGATTGATGTATGAGAGTGTTTGGAGGCAGTTACCAGATGAAAAATTAGAAGAAACAAGGATTTCATTAGAAGAGGAATATAAAACAAAATATAAATCAGGGTTAAAATTTGAAAATGTATATGAAGGAGAACTACCTATATGATGATTACAAGTATAAATAGAGCAACTGTTGAAATGAGATTGAATCCAGATGAATACGAAGCTTTAATGCAATTGTTTAGGAACTCATACAATGGGGCTATTGGCGGTATGGATTACAATAGTATAAAGTTTGCAAATTTTGTGACTAATACATTAACTGCTGATATTATTGAAAGTAATAAATGTAATGAAGATTTTCTATTATCACTTTTAAATGGTTCAACATCAGTAATTGTTGATGGCAATACTGTTGATTTTAAATATTATGCAAAATCTCGTCTACCTGAATTTTCAGAGAAATACAAGTTATTATTGAATGAATAATTTTAGTTTTACAACTTCCATATCGTCATCAGTAATTGATGGTATGGATGAGGACAGATTGTTAGAAGAAGTTTTATTAGCGATTAAAAATGACAATTTAAATCATTTTGCAGTTACAGTTGCCACATTAGTTGAATACGATAGTAATAACGATATTTATGAAAGGCAATCTGTTTTAGAACATCACGATGAAAGTTTTGACATATCTTATTATGCCTTATCAGAGTATCTACAAAAATTTAGAAAAGAATTTTATGAAAAGTATAAATTATTATTGGAGTGACTATGTGGTTTAATGAAACGAAAAAACCAAAAGATATTTTGTCAAGTGTAAAAATAAGAGAGATTACAGAGGATAACTTTCTTTTATGGATAATGACGATCAATAATCATCCAGAATTAGATATTAGAAAATATCAAGTTCAAATTGAAGATGTTGACGAAGTAATTGAACAAAAATTTTCATTATTTCAATTGGTACCATTAGCAGAATATTTAAAAGAAAGCCGTCCTGATTTTTATGAAAAGTATAGACTATTATTGGAGTGAGTATGTTAAAAAATGACGTAATAATTGTAATTCCAACCTGGAATGCTAAAAATTTAATATTGAAAGCGGTTAATTCCGTTATTGCACAAGAAAGAAAGAACTTTAGTCTTGGTATTATTATTAGAGATGATTTAAGTGACGACGGGACGTATCAGGAATTAACAAATTTTTTCAAAATGGGTGCAATAAACGAAGAATACTTTAAAATAGATGACGTTGATTTTGTTTTCAAAAGAAATGCAGAAAAACTGTATGCTCCTGGTAACATTTATGAAAGTGTTTTAGACTATGTTGATAATGATGAGGCAATAATAGGAACATTAGATGGTGATGATAGTCTTATTGGGACAACTGTTCTTAAAGAAATTTACGATATATATCAAAAACATAATCCATTAGTTGTTTATACACAATACAAAAACAATTCAGGTGGAATAGGACATTGTGCAAGAATAGAAGACACTGCAAATTATAGAAGCAGAGGACAATGGTGCAGTTCTCATTTTAGAACAGCAAAAGCGCACCTGTATAAGAAGATAATAAAAGAGGACTTGATGTATAACGGTGACTATTTTAAACAGGGTGGAGATTTGGCATTAGTATATCCACTGGTTGAGATGGCTGGCAATGATAGAACAATATTCTACGATAAAGTTTGTTATTTATATAACAATAACCTACCAACAAATGACCATAATATGAATTTAAACGGTCAGAGACAAATGGCTAAAATTATACAATCAAAAGAACCTTACGCCCAATTATGATAGAGACAGGACGAAAATATATATCAATATCTAAAAATTTAATGGTGTTACGTTTTGAGGTAACTCTGTATGATCCAGAAAACCTTGAACCAAAAGAAGTTAAAAGACTTCAAGTTTCGGACACACAATTGAACGAATGTAGTGAAGATGATTTTATAGCATTAGTGTCTTATTTTAATCAGAACCCAGGGTTCATTTATGAAATACATGAAATGTCTAGTCCATCAAGAAAAACTTTTTTTGCAGATTGGGTGAAAAAATATAAAATCAGTTGGTATGAAAAGTACCGATTGTTAATACCGGAGTAATACTATGTCACAATTTGAATTAAAAAAATGGCAAATGATAGATGGGGACAACACTCTGTCATACAATTTTATTGATCTAAAAGATACTTCCGTTGTAGTTGACACAAGTGGAGTATCTGGAAATTGGGGATATAATATGCATAAGAAATATGGTTGTACAGTTTATATATTTGAACCAGCTAGACGATATTTTAATGTAATTAAAAAGAAGTTTTTAGAAAATGATAAAATCATTCCTGTTAAGGCAATGTTGTCTAATAGGAGTGAAAAAGGGATAATGTATTTAAAAGAAGAAGCGTCATCATCACATCTGGCAGTAAGTAATGTGCAAGAGGAAATAGATTTTCTTGACATATCAGAGTTTAGACGAAAGGAACAAATTGGTATTATTGATGTGTTAAGACTTAATGTAAATGGTGAGGAATATAATATTTTTGAAAGAATGTTTGAAAAAATGATACATCATAAAGTAAAATACATTATGGTTCAGTTCGCACCTTATGTTGAAGGTGCGATTGAAAAGAGAGATAGTATCAGAAAAAGATTAGCGAAAACTCACAAAGAAATTTACAATTATGAATTTATTTGGGAGTTGTGGCGGTTAAAATAGTTTAGGTACATATAGTCTTCTGGAACAAGTAATTTATTCGCTCTTTCAAAATTATCATTTATAGCATTTATTTTTGATGCGTATAGTTCTGGTGTCAGCATATCTAAACTGAAATTATCATCTAGCATTATTATTCCATCCATATTAAAATACTTTCCAATGTCTGGAGTGCCAAAATAAATTGGGATAGTTCCTGTGGCAAAACAATCTGTGATTTTTTCTGTTATATTATAGTCGTAAACAGAATTCTCCATAGCAAAAGAAAACATATAGTCCACCAATCCATCTTCTTTCCTATTTATTGGGTTTGATCCATGACCATACATATCCACTAGAGAAGAAAATTTCTTTATCCATTTTTGTCTTTCATATCCTTTATTAGACGCAATCATAGAAACTAATTTTGTTTTAGGATATACTTTTCTTTCAACCACCCAAGGTACTGCGTTTATAATAAATTTCATTTTGTCACCTAATTGTAACAATCGTTTATCGTGTGTGAAGATTGCTTCATAGTGTGGTGAAATTCTATCATAGTATTTTGTAAATTCTGCTATTACTTGAGGGATAACAATGTCAGCTTCAAGTATCCAACCGTATTTTATTTTTGGCAAATTAAAATTAAAAATTCCGTGGTCAATATGAACAGAAACTTCTGCACTTAAATCTTTTACCCATTCTACATATTGTGGATTTACATACTTAGCAGAACCAAGTTGATGCTGAAACCCGCCAGCAATCATATTCAATTTCATTTTATTCACGAAATAATTCTATGTCATTTGACAGAAAAAATCAAGTAAAGTACAATTAAAAGACCTGATGAACAAAAAGAATATAATTGCCAATATAGTAACACAAGCATACTTAAAGAAAGAAGGTCACATACCAAGTTCATTATCAATTTTAGATATTCTATTTATCCTATACGATGAAATCCTTGATATACAAAGCATTAAAGATGAAGCAGACGACAGGGACAGATTTGTCCTTAGTAAAGGACACGCATCACTTGGGTTGTATGCAGTTCTTAATGAATTTGGCCTTTTGAACGAGCCACTTGAAAATTTTGCCGACCCAACATCACTGCTTGGGGGACATCCGACAGATAAATTAAAATATGTTGAAGCATCAACAGGCTCTCTTGGACACGGATTACCTATGGCTGTTGGCATGGCATTAGGATATAAAATTCGTGGCTTTAAAAGTAAGGTCTATTGTTTGATAGGTGATGGCGAAGCAAATGAAGGGACTGTTTGGGAAAGTGCATTACTTGCGGCTCATCATAGATTAGATAATCTATATTGCATTATGGATCATAATCGCTCAGGTGACAGAGCTTTAATAATAGATGACGTTGTTGAAAAGTTTAAAGCCTTTAACTGGCTTTCTGTTCCAATTGATGGGCACGACGATGTTCAAATAAGAACTGCTTTGAAAATCAAAACACAATCACCACATTTTATTTGTGCTCATACAATCAAAGGGAAAGGAATTCCAATGATGGAAAACAATCCAGAATGGCACCACAAGATGCCTTCTAAAGAAGAGTTAGATTTTATTTTAAAAAATTTATAAAAATTAATCAAAAATTACAATGCCAATATAAGTTAATGATGGAATGAGTAAAACAGATAAAACTGAAATGATTAGAATAAATGTAGATATAGAAAAAAACAAACATAAGAGATTGAAATTGATATTGGTACAAAATGATAAATCAATTAAAGATTTTCTGCATGAAGCAGTAGAAAAATATTTATTAGAAAATGATGGCTGAGTATAATACAACTATGAAAGAGTGTAGTAAATGTACGATTAAAAAAACATTTAATAATTTTTATAATGATAAATCACATAATGACGGTTATATGTCTGTCTGTAAAGAATGTATTAAAAAAAATAAAAACAAAAGAACGAAAGAAAGAACTGCGATAAGATTGACGCTACAACCTGTAGTGCAGAAAATTTGTTCTACTTGCAAAATTAAAAAGCAAATTCTCCATTTTTATAAACTGGCATCTACAGTGGACGGGTATAACACCGAATGCAAACAGTGTTCTAATAACAGAAGTAAAAAAATAATTATAAGGTTGGCAAATAATGGACCATCTATTATTAGGTTTGAAAAAATATGTTATAAATGTAAAGTTAAAAAACATATTAGCTCTTTCACAAAAAATAGATGCAGACCAGATGGATACCACACTAAATGTAAACAATGCAAATATTCAGAACAAAAAAAAGATTTAAGAGAAAATTTACGAAATGCTGTGTACAAAGCAATAACTCAATATTCAGAGCGTGGTAAAGTTAAAACAATACTTGAATATGGTATAGATATAAAAAAAATTATTGATTATATTGGCGAAAGACCGTCAAAAGATCATCATCTTGACCATATAATACCTATTAGTGCTTTTAATTATAATTTAGATTGGCAAATCGCAGCTTCTTGGCATCCACAAAATTTACAATGGTTGTTAGCTGAACAAAATCTTAGTAAGCATAACAAATATGAGCAGGAAGAACTTTCATTATATTTAGAAAATTTTAAAATTCCCAGCAAACGAAGAAGAACTTAACAAAATACTTGGAGAACTAAATGATTAATTACGAAAACAAAAAGAATGATGACTTTGATTGGGAGACGTATTTCATAGAATACGGTAATCAAATTGAAGCAGAGAAAAATCACAAGCATATAATTGAAAAAGATCAATATCATTTTGATGGAACTACTTTAAGAAACACTCAAAGACTTGGTGTTCATCCAAATTGGAGGCTATTATACGAGACTATTCTTCAATTGAACCCAAAAACAGTTCTTGAATGTGGTTGTGGTTTTGGCGATAGTGTCGCAAATATAAAAGTATTAAAACCAGATATTCATATCGTTGGTAAGGATATTGGAGAAGGGCAATTATACAAAGCGAAGAAAAGACATCCAGAAATTGATACATACCAGCATCAGGATATGACTGCACCTCTTCCAGACGGCCACGAAGTCTATGATCTTGTATACACACAAGCGGTTTTAATGCATATGAATACAAATGAAAATTGGAAGGATGCTATGTTCAATGTATTTAAGTATTCTACAAAATATGTTCTTATGATGGAAAATTGGACTAAACACGAATTCTTTGACGATGCTCAAGAGATTATTTCTAAACTGCCTGAATGGAAAGATGCAAAATTCTATTTCAGGAGATCACCAGAATATAACAATAAACCACATCTAATGGTTGTATCAAAAAATATTCTTGAGTACGAGCCATTGTTAGACTACGACACATTACTTGGTACAGTAACGCAGACAATGACAGAATATAAAACCGAAATATGAGAAAACAATTTACAAAAACAATAGAGGAAATAGTAGCGACTGACGAAAAGTCTGTATTGCTTTTAGGTGATATAGGCGTGTTTGGTTTTCGTAATTCATTAGAAAAGTACCCAGCCAGAGCATACAATATAGGTATATTAGAACAAGCGACAATAAGTATGGCCGCTGGATTGGCAAAAACAGGGTTAATACCTATTGTCCATACAATTGCACCTTTTATTGTTGAAAGAGCATTTGAACAATTAAAAGATGACTTTGGATATCAACAACTTGGTGGGAACTTTATAAGTGTTGGTGCGTCTTACGATTACACAGCACTTGGGGCAACACATCATTGTCCAGGGGATGTGGCATTAATGAATACGATCCCTGGAATGGAAATATTAGTTCCTGGAAACTCAAATGAAGTAGACAAGTTGTTAAAAGCAACTTACAATAATGGAAAGCCTACATACACAAGATTGAGTGAGTATGAACATAAAGAAAATATTAATGTTGAATTTGGAAAAGCAAACGTAATAAAAAAAGGCGGGAATGTAACTATCGTTTGTTTTGGGAATATGTTAACAAATGTAATTGAGGCAACGAAAGACATAGATTCGACTATTCTGTATTACTCTACGGTCAAACCATTTGATAGCGAGACATTAAAAGAAAATTGTAATGATATATTAATAGTTGTAGAACCATTTTACGAAGGCTCTGTAAATTATTTAATAACAAAAGCCTTAACAGATAAGGCAATTTTCGTTTACAATCTTGGTATTCCAAATGAGTTTATAAGAGAGTATGGTAAAAAAGAGGATCAAGACACTAAATTGAGACTTGATGTTAAATCTTTGAGAGAAGATATAATTAGAATATGTTCAGTATAATTGAAGAAGACGTAATACCCACAGTAAACAAAATAGATTTTTCGCAACTGGAGAACAAGAATGTGCTTGTTACAGGCGCAACAGGGATTGTAGGGATTTATATGTTGGCTTGTCTTGCACAAGTTCAAAAGAAATATAATATCAAAATCTATATCTGGAATAAAAATGAAATTCCAGCATATCTAAGAAGTAGTTTCAGGTTTGAGCATGTTAAAATAACATATGATTTAACAGAGGAAAAATCATTTGAAAATCTGATGAACTTTGATTACATAATTCATGCCGCAGGATATGGGCAACCTGCAAAATTTTTAGATGATAAAATAAAAACTATAAAACTCAATACATCATCCACAATAGGATTATTAAATAAACTGAGTAAGGATGGCAAGTTCTTATTTGTAAGCACAAGTGAATTATATAATGGATTAGAAAAAGAATTTGTAACTGAAAATGACATTGGGTCAACGTCACCTGATAACCCAAGAGCCTGTTACATAGAAGGTAAAAGAACTGGCGAAACGATATGTCATTCTTATATAGAAAAAGGTTATAATGTTAAAATAGCAAGATTGAGTTTAGGGTATGGGCCAGGAACAAAAACTGGTGACGGTAGAGTTCTAAATTCGTTTATAGAAAAAGGCATTAAGAATAATAAAATAACTTTAATGGACGCTGGGCAGGCTATCAGAACTTATTGTTATATAACAGATGTTGTAGAAATGTTTTGGAATATCCTACTATTTGGTAAAGAACATACTTATAATGTTGGTGGTAAAAGTGAAATTACGATTGATGGTCTTGCGAAAATGATTGGAAATAAAATGAATAAGGAAGTGATATTTCCAAAAGTAACTCAATCAATGAAAGGTGCCCCAGGAATTGTAAGAATTTCAATTGACAGATATTTAAAAGAATTTAACAAAAAGGATTTTGTTTCTCTAGATTACGGACTTGATAGAACAATAGCGTGGCAAAAATACATTTATAACTATGACGGAATTTAACAAAACATTACTAATAATAGGAAGACACGCTGGCTTCTTTTCAAATGTTCTACACATTGTAGACAATTTGCAATATGCAGATAGAAATGGTTACAAGCCAGTAATTAATATGGATAGCGATAGACGTTTTCCATATTCAGATAGACGACAGGATATATGGAGCCATTACTTTAAACCAATTAATGATGGAGTTGAAGTAGGACAGGTTACTGTATCAAACATATTCAGCACAATTTCACCAAACATAAAACCGTCTCCAAATACTAATCTAAATGATTTTGTTTTGGGTTTTGATGGCAGATCAATGTTATGGAATTTTAAACAAAGAAATGATATTGAAATGGAAAGATTCAATAGGCAAGAAATTGCAAAAGTAGTAAGCAAATACATAAAGTTATCAGATAATATGCAGGCTATTGTTGATGATTTTTATAATAAAAATTTTGGACAAAAAACACTTGGCATTCATGTTAGAGGCACAGACTATCAATTCCACGACTTTATGTCTTATGTCAGTGCTGTTAACAAACATAAAGATCAATATGATAAAATATACCTTGCAACAGACAATAACGAAACAATAGTAAGAATGAAGGAATTATATGGGGATAAGATTTGTTTTTATGATACAACAATTAGAGCAAATAATTTTGTTGATAAGGTTGTAGTTTTTGACGATAGACTTATAAAAAACGATCAAGATAAGGTTAAACATGGAGAAGACGTTCTTATAGAGGCTTATTTATTGTCTAAGTGCGATCATTTGATTTGCATTAATTCAAATGTGCCATTGGCATCACTATACATAAACCCAAATTCTACATTTGATCTATTAGGAAGGACAGCAATCGGAGGATAAATGGAAAAAACATTATTAATTACATCAAGGAACTGTGGTTTCTTTTCAAATTTTATGCACATTGTAGATAATCTACAATGGTGTGACGACAATGGGTATAAGCCGGTTATTCAGTTAGAGTACAGACCAGTTCTTCCACTACATCAAGGATGGCAATATTCTGACGGTAGACCAGATGTTTGGAATTATTTCTTTAAACCAGTGAGTGATAATATTGAAACTGGCAATGTTGAGTATTCTTATTTCTTTAAACTGTCAAACTATATTATGCATGATGGCTGGGACAATGGACAGAACAAGGGATATATTTGGGATTTAACACAACAAGGAAGGACGGACGAAATTCTTGCTAATAGAAAGAGAGTTCACGCAACTATAGAAAAATATATAAAACCGTCTGATATCACTGCACAAATAATAAATGATTTTAAAGCAAAACATTTTACTGGCAAAGTTCTTGGCGTTCATGTCAGAGGAACTGACTATCGTTTCCATGATTTTGATGCCTATGTAAATGCAATTAGACAATATGAAAAAGATTATGATAAGATTTATGTTGCCACAGATAATAAAGAAACAATTACAAGAATGAAAGAACTTTTTGGTGATAAAGTTTGTTATTATGAAACAGAATTAAGATCGGAAAAATTCATTGATAAGGTTGTTGTATTTAATGGTGATGTTTTAAAAACAGGGGCAGATCATTTGAAACATGGGCAGGATGTGCTTGTTGAAGCATTATTGTGCTCCAGTTGCGACAGATTTATATGTATTAACTCTGGTGTTGCCTGCTCAGTGCTGTACCTGTCAGACCCTGAAATGCCTTATACAATGGTAGGGAGAACAAGTATAGGAGGATAAATGGAAATAAATTTACAAAGACAAAAAGTGCAAGGTGTAGACTTCTTATCAATAGATGGTAAAAGACATGCAATGCAATCATATAATGTATTGCATGATTTAAAATTATTGAAAGAGCAGTATGACGCAGATTACATTATAGAAATAGGAACGTCGTTTGGTATATTGACATTGATATTAGCACAGATGTTTGATAAAGCAAAATTAATATCGTTTGATATTAACAATGGTATTTTTGACAAAGAGATAGAAGATGCACTTCACGCACAAGAAAATGTGGAATTGGTTATTGAAGATTGTTTCACGGAGAACAGTGTAAAAAGGATCACAGATATTATAAACAGTCATAAAAAAGTTATCATTATGTGTGACGGTGGAGACAAACCAAGAGAATTCAACCTGTTCAGCAAACTAATGCAAAGTGGTCATATTATAATGGCTCACGATTATATCAAAGACCATAGTTTAAGTGGTGAATACAGAAATAAAATATGGAATTGGTTTGAGACTACTGAAAGTGACATTACAAACGCCTGTAAAGAAAATAATTTGAAAGAATTTTTACAGGAAGATTTTTACGATTCCGTTTGGGCGATAAGAGTTAAAGAATGAGTATAGGTCATTATTATAATTATTTAAGAACAAACCAAATTATTGAAAATAATTTGGTTGTTAGTGGAGGGATACTATTAACAGAAGCAGAAGCAAAAAATATTTGTAAATTAATAGAAACAGTTTCGTCTATTGATGGCAATATTATTGAAGTAGGAACATTTAACGGTGGCAGTGCTTTTTTGATGAGTAAAGCTACTAATAAACAAATTTATACTATTGATACATTTGAAGGGTTAGCAGACGTTAATTCTAAAATTGATGGTGGTTTAAAAAATAAAACGATTGCTTCAAAATACGAAAATACTATTTCGTTATTAAGTGATTGTAAAAATGTAGAAGTGATAAGAGGGTACTTTCCAGACGTTGTGAGAGAACGATTTCAAAATGAAAAATTTTCTTTTGTCCATTTAGATGTGGATACATTTCTATCAACACTAAACTCATTGAAATATTTGTATAGTAAAGTAACAAAAGGCGGGATAATTTTAACACACGATTACAAAACATTATCTGGAGTTGCTAAAGCATTTGATTTCTTTTTTAGAAGAAGAGAAAAAATTCAAACAGGTTCAGATTCGCAGGCTTGGATTGTAAAAGAATAAAAAAGGTAAATATATGAGTATAATAATAAACAGTGCAGATATAGAAGACATTTTAAGATTTAAAATAAGTAATAGATCAAGGGAAATGGCTTTAGATTTTGATATGAAGTTTGAGAATTTAACGGATGAAGAATACGTTCAATATATTTATAATGTTAGAGATGTTCTTTTAAAAGACATCGTATACAGCGGTGAACATAGAGCAGGACAATGGGATGATGGATGGAGAGAAAATCTAAATTTATTTCTTGAGACAAAAGATTTAAATTTATTAATACCGAAGTATCACGGGAAATACAATCTGTTAAGATGGAAGGGAAATGTTGTAAGGGCAGTAACTAAAAATCTTGATTACAAATTGCATATCTGTTTTGTAGACGCGATAACGGACCACTATCTAAAAGACTGTAATCATATTTGGGAATTTGGTTGTGGACCAGCATATCATTTAATCAGAAGACAATTAAGTGGAGACACACGCAATCTTTATGGATGTGATTGGGCTAAGTCATCACAGGAAATAATTGAAGAAGTGAATAAAGCAATAGGCACTACAATTAAAGGACATAATCTTGATTTCTTTAAACCTGATTATTCTATAGAAGTTCCAGAGAATAGCGGGTTTTACACAGTAGCCGCACTTGAACAGGTGGGTGAAAAATACAAAGAGTTTGTAGATTGGATATTGAAAAAGAAACCGTCTATTGTTGTTAACATTGAACCTATTGACGAACTTCTAAATCCAAGAAATCTTCTTGACTTTCTTTCTATAATGTATTTTAGAAAGAGAAAATATCTTGATAAATATTTACCGTATCTTGAGCAACTTGAGAAAGAAGGTAAAATAGAAATAATTAAAAAACAAAGAACGTTCACTGGATCGTATTTTGTGGATGGTCATTCACTAATAGTATGGAGGGTAAAATGAGAGTATTAATAACTGGTGGAGCTGGGTACAAAGGAGTTGTATTAACAAAAAAATTATTAGACGCAGGGCATGATGTGACTATCCTTGATAACTTTATGTATGGATACAGTAGTGTTATGCACCTTGTTAACCATCCTAAATTTTCAGTATTGAAAGTTGATGTAAGAAATTTAAAAGAGAAAGATATAAGTGGTTATGATGTTGTCTATCACCTTGCTGGTATTTCTGGTATGCCTGCATGTGCCGCCAACCCTGCTTCGGCTGAAGCAATTAATGTTCACTCAACAAGACAGCTAGTAAAATTTCTCTCAAAAGATCAAATTCTGATTAACGCATCAACAACATCAATGTATGGTGCTAATGATAAAATATGTGACGAGAACACAAATATTGAACCAGAGAAACTAAGCCTTTATGGTAAAACAAAGTATGAAGCAGAAAGGATTGTTCAAGAAAGAGAAGGGAGCATTTCTTTAAGATTTGCTACTGTATTTGGCGTTTCACCAAGGATGAGAAATGAACTCCTCCCAAATGACTTTGTTTATAAGGCAATTAATGATAGAAGTATTGTTATGTTTGCAAGTAATTCAAAGAGAACATTCGTTCATATTACAGATGCTATCAACGCTTATGCTTTCGCTCTTGAAAACTACGATAAAATGAAAGGCGAAGTATATAATGTCGGAACAGCAAAAATGAATTTGTCAAAAATGGACATTGCTCTTGAGATTAGCAAATACATTAAATGCGAATTGATTGACAGTTCGCTTCCAGATGCTGATATTAGAAACTTTGAAATCTCGTTTGACAAATTACATTCTTTAGGGTATGATGTTAAGTACACATTTGAAGATGGTATAAAGGAATTGGTAAAACTTTATTCATTCTATGTGCAATATCTACCTTACCAAATAATTTAGAATGGTTTATTACAGTAGCAACGGGAACATATCACATATAGATTTAGAAAGAGAAAGTTCCCCTGACTACATTTTAGAAGCAGTTAAAAGCGGATACAAAGTAAGATTTTGTATCCGCTTAATGAGTGACGATAATCTCTGGATAGGTGAACATGAGGCAAAGTATAAAATAGAAGACATTGATTTTCTATTTAAAAATTCAAAACATTTCTTAATACATTGTAAGAACATAAGTTCATTACATAAATTACGTGAGATTGATTTAAAAAAACAGTTGCATTATTATTATCATGCAACAGATAATGTATCAATTTCTTCAAAAGGATATTTCTTAATAGATTATGGTAAACGGCCTCTTGGAGAAAATGTTATTGCGATGTTTCCAGAAGACACAGATTATCAGATAAGTGATTTGAAAAAATGTTTTGGTGTATGTTCAGGCAACATAGAATTCTATAAGAAATTAATTGAAAATGAAACATCTGGAAGTAATACAAAATCAATATCTGCCTGAAAATTTAGAAGAAGTGATGGAGGTAGTTATTGATACTATTCCTAAATTATCATTTCTTGATAAAACGACAAAAATTGATGTTAAATTTGACGCGCAAGCGATTAGAGCATCAGTGTTTAAAAGTAATAATATGGACACATTTATGTCAAAAATTGTAGTTAATCTATATCCATATTTGAACGATTTAAAATTATATTTTGCAAGAAGAAGAGTTGGAGAACACTTTACTCTTTCTATTGAGGATGTAGCGGATTACCATAGATTTCATATTATAGTTCCTTATTATCTTCTTGATTTTAAAGCATTAACAGAAGAAGAAAAAATTTACTGTGTTGAACAAATAGGTAAACACTACAAGTTTAATCTAACATTAGACCCGCACGACATTGGTAATGTTATGTGGATAAAGGAACATGATTTTGAATTCTATCACAAATACAGGTTACTATTACAATGAATATAAATTTTACAAATGAGAAGACTTTACAAGGTCTTAAGCTATCAAACTTTCTTCATATCAAAGAAAGGAGGTTTGTCAATTCTGTTAAAGAAAAAATAGTAAGTGTTATTAATGATAAACTACAAAAACAGGAATTATTTACTTTATGTGAAATTGAGTTTGATAATGATTTTACTAAATTAGAAAGTTTATCAAATGAGAAAAAAATGATTTTGTCAGTGTTTCACGAAACAGAAGTTGAAAATAACATACTCCCAATCTATGTGACGTTGCATCTGTTTACAAAAAATTTGAAAATGTATTTGTTTAATAGAACACTGTTAAAAGAACAAATTGCAAGATTTTTTACATACGAAGAAAAATTTTTTTATGAAAAAACTGAATACCTTCTAACTATGATGACAGGGGCATTCTGCCTTGATTTTAAAGAATTGCCAGAAGAAGAAAAATTAACTGCACTTGATATATGCAAAGATACCCCATTGTTTTTATATCCTCCTAATATTGGCTCTCCAGTTTTTCATAATGTAAGACCCACTCTTGATATAGATTGGGTAAGACAAAATGATACCCTATTTTATCAAAAATACCGATTATTATTTGAGTAATCTTAAAAGATAGTAGAGACAATGAAACTCCTATGGATTGTGTCCTACAAACAAGAAGATAGCTTTGAAAAAGCAATCTTCGATCTCCCTTTCAAAAACTATTTAGATAAAAATAAAATAGAATATGTTAGATACGACTACTATACTCAAGAAAAAACATTAAAGAAGTTCGTAAATGAATATTCAAAAGATGAAAGTTTTGACTTCATTGTAATACCAGTTAGTGAAAATGATTTTCAACAAGTAGACCTCTCTAATAAAAAGGCTAATTCACACACAAAGATCATCTATGTTGTTACGGGTGAAGGTGAGAAACTTGTAGACGAGTTTGCCGGTATAACATTAAGAGACGCAGAAGACACAACTATTGTTACTCTTGAAGCAACACAAGGAAGATACTTGAAACATACTGTCTTTACTGAAAAAGTAAAACTTAATTATTTTGTAAATGAGTATGTTTTTGAAAAAGACAATAATGACTACAAAAATAAAAACGTAGACGTTTCTTTCTTTGGTTCAAAGAATAAGAAGAGAGAAAAAATCATTCAAGAGTTGAAAAATAATAATATAAATGTTGTATGTTATGGTGATGGGTGGGAATTTCCAAGGCATAACTTGAATTTCCAGAAAAATGTATTAAACCGTTCGTGGTTAACGGTTGTCACAGACAATAGACTTAAACCATTACATCTTGAAGCTATAGCGTGTGGTTCATTACCAATTGCTAAGAAATGCGCCCAATATATCAAAATGTTCAATAAAATAGATAATCTTCCTATATATAAGGATGAAGAAGAATTAGTCAAAATCGTAAAAGAGTATCTGAGTAATAAAGATAAGATCAAGCAGACCGAAATCCTGCTTGGGATTACGAACAAGAAATATGTCTCAGATTTGTTTTTTAAAAGACTTTTCAAAAAACTATGATGACGTATTATTTTATCATTTTGGCGAATTAGAAATACACTCACCGTATAAGAATTTATATGAAGCAAACGGGTTCATATTTAAGAAAGATAAACTATATATATTTAGGGCAGAGGTTTATTTATTTCAGGGTGTTAACATACAATTGGATGTCTATCTCGTTATAGAAGACAGAACACATCCAGCAAAGACATTTAATGATTTTGATGAAGATGAATATTTTGATACGATAAATTATGAAGAATATCTTCTACCATTTATTATCAAGACGATTGACAATGAAAACTTGCCCTGATATAATAAACAAATTGGAGGAATAATGAAAAAGATATTGATTACCGGAACTTCAGGATTTTTAGGACGAAATGTTTTAAAAGAATTCAAGGAAACAGAATATGATCTACTTGTGCCTAAAAGTAAGCAGTTGAACTTATTAGATGAAAATAAAACGAAGAAGTATCTACAGAAATTTAAACCAGATACGGTTATCCATCTTGCCGGTTCCGTAGGCGGAATTGGTGCTAATAAAGTAAACCCAGGGAAATTCTTTTACGAAAATATGAAAATGGGTATGAACCTAATTCACCTATCAAAAGAATGTGGTGTTAAACATTTTGTTATGACAGGAACTATCTGTTCGTATCCTGGAAATACTCCAGTGCCATTTAAAGAAGACAATCTATGGAATGGATACCCTGAGCCAACTAATGCTCCTTACGGAATTGCAAAAAAAGCATTATTAGTTATGTTGCAATCATATAAACAACAATATGATTTTAATTTCGTTAATATTCTTCCAGTGAATATGGCTGGTGAATACGATCACTTTGATCTTGAAAATTCTCATGTTATTCCAGCGATGATTAGAAAAATTCAATCAGCAATTGATGCTGGTGAACAATACATTACTCTTTGGGGTGACGGAAGTCCAACAAGAGAATTTATTGATGCAAGAGATACTGCTAGAGCAATTAGAATGATTGTTGATAAAGAGATTTCGTATAATGAACCAATTAACATTGGTTCTGGAAAAGAAATTTCTATCAAAGACCTTGCTGTAAAGATTGCTGATCTCATGGGATATAAAGGAGAGATACATTGGGATGTTAGTAAAAGCAATGGGCAGATGAGGAGATGTTTGGATATTACCAAAGCAAAAGAGATAATTGGGTTTGAACCAGAAATTCCTTTAGAAGATACTCTTAAGAAGGTAATCAAATATTGGAACAGAGTAAAAGAATAAATACAGATATTAATAGAAAGATGACTGAAGAAGAATATCTTGAGATATTAAAAAAAGAAGCGGAAATATTGATAATTAAACCACAAGAGAAAAAATGCTCTTGTGGTAATTGTAAGTGTAAAAAATGACAATAGAACAATTAGCAAGCGCATTATCACTGGCATCTTCAGTAGATAAAATGTTGAAGGATATAGAAATTGATTTGTCACATCTAGGAACTAAAATAGTTTTTGACTATAACCCTAAAGACAAAGTTTATATTTATAAGAGATACAACATAGACAATGATTTTAAACTCGTTGCTGTAGGTGCTGGCGTGACTACATTTGTTGCGTGGGCTAACCGTGTATTCAAAAATGATAATGAACAAAAATTCAATGAATTAAAACAGAAATATGAAGACATTCTTGATATTGCAAATGTCAGAATTTCATTTGACCAAACCTGAAATGTACGATATAGTACATATATGTTTAAAGCATCACTAACGGCTTTTAAAGCCTACAAACAGTTAGATAATTTATTCAAAAGTTTTTATTATGAAAACGATTTCAGGTTTAATTAATGCAAGTGCAAAACAAAATAACAGAGCAGACTATTGACATTGATGAAAATACAATAGTCTATATTCAACGACGAGATGTAAATAACAAACTTCCTTACGCAAAAGATTTTGATAAAATCAAAATAAAAGAAGCGGTTAAGGGGGAAACTGTAAGGACATTTATATACGCTGATGGTGATAAAATTCCTGAAATCTATAAAATATTATGACTGAAACTCAAGGAAAAAATCCACACGAAATTACAAATGCTCTTAAGCATTCAAAACCTGTTATTGAAGCATTCGCAAACAAAAAAATAAAAGAGATGACTGTAATTGTTCAATTTGAAGATATGGAACAACTTCTTATGATGAGGTTTTCAGGTGAAGAATTAAATGGGTGATAAAGAATTAATCCCGATATCAGATTGGCAAGTTTGTGTTGTTAAAACACTTGATGATGTAAATTATCAAGAAGCAATGTATAGAAGAGTTGGCGATCATATAGAGATTAAATACTCATACAATTATTATGCACAAGATTTTAAATTTAATTAAAAGTTGGATTTTTAGAAAGGTTATTGGAGATTATTTAACGGTAACTGGAAATACTATATATATTAAAGATTGTACAATAGATGGAATAGGTTTGACTTTAATGGCAAAAAATGTTAATATTAGTGGTTGCGTGTTTAAAAACTGTGATACAGGAATAAAAGGACTTTAATTATAATGTGGCAATTTGAAGCAATAGAAGACAAAATCATTCATTTGATTATTAAAGATCGTGAGTTTGCGATTTTAGTTCTTAACGAACTTGACGCAAATCTTTTTACGAATGTTACCTGTGAAAGAATGATAAAAGTAATTAAACAATATCATAATAAATATAATGGTATTCCAGAACTTGACGAAGTAAAAACTCTTATTTCAGGTTCACCAATTCTTTCAAAGAATTTTGATTTCATTGAAGCAGAAAGAATTTATGGAGATATGGAATTAAAACCAAGTGAAATAGACTTCGTTAAAGACGCAGTTCCTAAGTTTATCAAACATAGCAATTTTAAGAAACTCATTACTATGGCATCGGCAGAGATATACAAGAACGATACCCCTGATACACAAGAAGAAATTTATTCATCTTTTGAAGAGAAATTTAAAAAGATTAGACGCTATAATATGGATAGGGATATTGGGCATAAATTGTTTGATGTTAAAGGTAGGTATGCAAGATTAAAAAATAAGTTTACAGGCGGTATTAAACCATCGCTTGAAAATTTACAAAAAATCATTAAGGGATATTTTAAGAAAGAAGCATATGCATACATGGGCGACACTGGAGCAGGAAAATCTATTCTCTTAATAAACGATGCTCTATCTGCTGTAAAACAAGGATTTAATGTTGTTTATGTTTCGCTTGAACTTGAACCGCAAGATTTAGCGTTAAGAATAGACCAAAATGTTTCTTCTAAAGAAAGTTATACTCTTTTAAAAGATATTGGGACAGTTGATTACTTAGAGAAGAAGTATGCTGATATTAAAAAACTTACTGGCGCTGGAGAGATGTTTTTAAAAGAATATCCCAACGGTTCTGCTACCTGTAACACAATACAAGCATATCTTGAACTTTTAGAAATGTATGAAGATTTTAAATGTGATTTTCTTATTATTGATTATATGGATATTATGAAACCAAATGAAGGGTTCACTAACAGTGATTACAGAGATCAGGCAAAAATAGCAAATGAAATTTCTGCTCTCGCTAAAGAACTTGATATTCCAATTCTTTCTGCTATGCAAGCAAACAGAGCAGGTAGAGAAGAAGACGGTGTAAAGAAAGTTCTTGATAAAAATAGAGTTGCTGATAGTTATGGTAAATTAAGACCTCTATACGGCGTGTATTCAATTAATTCAAAAGGTGGTAATGATGTGATATTGAATAAACATTTCTTATTTGTCAATAAGAATAGAAATGGCCCAGCAGATGTTAGAGCAAACTTTATAATGAACAAGATGTTGATGCAAGTAAAAGATGATGTTGAGATTGAGGATGAAGAAGAACAATTTGAGTAAGAATAGTTTCAACATTGTTAAGTTCAGTATATGGAATTCTAATTAGTTGAATTCCATATACTTTTGCGAATTGAGTTTTAATTGCATCTCTTTTTTGTAATTTAATAAATTCTTTTTCCCCGCCAAATTTTTCTTTTGGTATAAAATGTTGTATGCCGTCATATTCAATTAAAATATTGAAATCATTTAAGTAAAAGTCATAATGTAATGGAAATATATTTTTACATTCACTAAATGTTTTTTGCGGTTCAAATGAGATGTTGTTTGATTTCAAATAATTTGCTATTTTAATTTCACCTTTTGAAAGCAATGAACAAGAATTACATCCATTGTTCCCACTTAATAATGAATGTGGCGTTATTTTAAATTCGTTATTGCATATCAAACATTTAACTTTTAATTTAGTAAAGGCATTTTTATATCTATCAATCACTTCAATGTTTTTATTAATTATAACTAATTCATTAATGAATTGTTTATGCGTTTTTGTTCTTTTTGCTAAAGAACATTTTGGACATTTATTACCACTTAATAATGAACTTGGAGTTGATTTCCATTCGTTTGAACATTCATTACATTTTACATCTATTTTATTAAAATAGCCATTATAAACACCTGTAATATTTACAAATTTATTTTTAATTGACATTTCTTTAATAAATTGTTCATGTGTTTTTTCCTTACTTTTAAAATAGCATTTTGGACATCCAGTTCCACTCAACAAACGATTTGGCGTTGCTAACCAAATATTTTCGCATATACAGCATTTTGCTTTTGTTTTGATAGCATTATTTCTATAACTACCAAGTATTTTAATTAATGGATTAATTAGCAACATTTCTTGAAGAAATTGTTTTTTAGTTTTTCTTTTCATCAATATACTCCTTTATAAAATTTACAATAGTATAAGAAGCATTAGTGTCATTTTCTTTTACAACCTTTTTAAACTCTTCCCATAGTTCTTTCCTTATATTAAAATTTGCTTTAAACATTTCTTTTTGCTTCTTCATATACTTATCTTATAGGTATTATTAAAAACAGAGGCTTAATTTGACATTTTATTAAAAAAATAGTACAATAATCCAAGGCCATGAAAAAAGAAGTAATTAAATGTCCAGCATGTCTTAAAAATTCAGGTTATACAACAGAAACTGACTTTCTTGAAAATCAATTTGAAAGTATTTATGAAAATAGATTTGCTACTAAAAACACAAATGGATATATAAATGATGGGTTTGAAGTGATGTGTGATAGATGTGGGTTTGAATTTCATATCTATGGGTATGTCCCTGAGCCTCTGATAGAAATACAAAAAACTATAGATGGCAGAGCATTTCTTGAAGCAAGAAATATTAAATGGCCTTCTTTTATAAAAGATTTTTATGATTTAAAAGCATTTGAAAGTGTATTAACTCATCTTGTTAATGATGGCTATGAAAAAACGAAGAAATATTATAGTGGTTCAAAAGGCACTTGGTTAAAAGCACTTAAATTTTTGAAAGACAAAATCAAACCAGTCAAAGTAAAGAAAGAAACAGAGGAAGAGGAATTTGAAAATTTTGATGCCACTAAAGCATTAAGAAATTTCAGCGAAGGACAAAAGCCAGTTGAAATTGAAAACTATCTTGCGTTTCCTCCTGTAGTATTGCCTAAAGAACCTTGGTATAAAAGAATATGGAATAAAATAAAGGAGTGAGTATGAAGTATATAACACTAATAGAGGTAACAGATCATGGAGAAAAGTTGCTTATATTACCGTTAAACAAACATTTCATAGCAGAAGAGTACAAGATGCAGGGCAAAGCCCGTTCAAAGATTTATTTGAAAGATAGAGAATATTTAGTAAAAGAAGAAGTGAGTACAATAGAGAAAAGAATAATAGAAGGACATAGATGAGAGTAAAGATTTATTACACTAATTGGAAAGGCGAAACTGCTGAACGCATAATTGAACCGTTGAACATATATTTTGGTCATAACGAATGGCATCCAAAAGGACAGTGGTTGTTAGAAGCAACTGACTGTATAAAAGGCGAGAAAAGAAGTTTTGCTATGAAAGACATTCATTATTGGGAGCAGATTGAAAAGAAATGAAAGTTAGAAAATTACCATTATATATAAGATTACAAGAATGGTGGTTTTATAAAGTTCGTTTTCCATTCATTATGTGGTGGCATGGAGTAACACTAAAACAAATACAAAAAAGAAACGATAGAATAGAGAAATTATACAGGGTACTAAAGTTAATAGAAAATGAAACTCCAAAATCTATTAGAAAACCTGACAGAAAGAAAAACTGATTACGAGTTTATTTCACTTTCAAGTCCAAGTGGTCAGTACATTGAAAGAATAGCAGACGCTATTGAACAAGGTGGGCAGATAAAAACTTCCAGAGATATGTTGATTGAAAATCTCAAAAAATGTAAAGCAATCGCAATTGTTCTAAAGGATGAAGAAGTTGTTGGAGTTGGAGCATTAAAAGTCCCAAGAGACACATATAAACAGGATGTGTTTCGTAAAATAGGTAAGCCAGAATTAGCAGAGCATTTTACCTATGAGATGGGCTATTTCTATGTAAACCCCTCCTACAGAAAGGACATAGCAGTTATAAAGGGTATAATGAGAGAATTATACAAACACAGAAGCGACAAAAACAATATTTTTATGACTATACGAGAAGGCGGACACACAGACCGTCCTGAACTTTTACGATTATTGGGGTTCTCATATCTTGGTCGTTACGATGCGATTAAAGTGTTCCAATTAGTGAATTGGGAAGTATTAAGAAAGAAGGTTGGATTGAATGGATAAATGTAATTTAGAATTGACATAATTTGATAAATAGAATACAATAGATACTTAAAAGTAGGACTAAATGAACAATTCTATTCAGAGAGTTTTAGAAACAGATGAAAATGGGATAGCGACTATAATGATAGAAAGAGAAGTTTCTTTTAAAGAAGCAATTTCTATCTTCTTAAATAGACGATTGAAAGAAATAGTATTCGTGGATGTTAAAGAATGTACACAGTTAAATTCGGAAAAACAGTAAAAGATAAATTTAGGTTTATCATATTAGAAAACGACAAATCTTTTCTCATATCAAGAGAGTTTGATACAGAAGAAGAGTGTAAGCGTTATATTAGAAAAATAAAAACAAGTAAAAGGGTGGAGAGTAACAATTTTGAGCAAATTAAGGATGTCGGCATCACAAGCAAGCCTCTTCAATGAATGCCCTTTACAGTGGAATTTTAAATACGCAATTAAAGCAAAGCCTGATAAATTAGTTACTTATGATGCTACCATTTATGGTAGTGCTTTACATAGCACCCTTGAAGAAATTTTATTATTAGAAGCGACCACCGAAGAAAAAATTGAAGTAACACCTTCCATCTTCTTGAGAGAATTCAAAAAACATTTTAGCAAGAGTAAGGAAGATGGATTTCATGTTATCGTTGCAGGCGGAGATTTAAAAAAAGCAATACAGAACCACATATATTCTGCAAAACTTGGAGTGCAGAAGATACTGAACAGTGATTTGATAAAAGGATATGACAAATTAATTTGTGAAGGCGAGTTCAACTACAGCAGTGAGCATTTTGAAATCGTTGCAAAGATTGACCTTGTTGGTATGTATGAAGATGGAACATATGATGTTGTTGACTTTAAAACAGGTAAGCATTTCCATTTCAAAGGAATTAAAGATGAATTACAAGCATTATTCTACATTATGGTTTGTTATGATAGATTTAAGATTTTACCAAACACATTCAAATTCCTTAAATATGACAAAGCCAATTTCTCTCTTAAAGAAATTGAGATAGAAGAAGAGATTACTCTTGATACTATTGAGTATTTTAAAGATGCTACAAAAAAATTAGATGCTGAAATCACTACATCAATTGAAAATAAACATTTTAGAAAACACGATCCAACTCAAAAAGCGCAATACTGTCAGTGGTGCGCTTACAAGACTGCTTGTTCAAAGGTGAAATAAAATGAAGGTTGATTTACTTGTAATAGGCGCAGGGATAACTGGAACTTGGGTTGCGCTAACAGCGGCAAGAAAAGGTTTATTTGTTGTTGTTTACGATGATGGTAAAGAAGGGATTACCGCAAGAAATTCAGGTGTGCTACACGCAGGTCTTTATTATCCACAAAATAACAAAGCGTTTCATTGTGTGCGTGGGAGAGAATGGACAGTTGGCTTTTTACATCAGCATAATGTCCCATATAATCTTTGTGGAAAATTAGTTGTTGGTGATGAAGATAGCGTGCAGAAACTTGAAGCAAATGCAAGAACGAACGGTGTTCAAAATTTAGAGATTGTAAATCCACAAAAATTCTCAGATAATATAGTTGGTAAGTATGCGTTACATTCTAAAGACACTGGTATAGTTGATGTCCCATCTTATATGAAAAGATTAAGAGCGGTAGCGGAAACAGAAGGAGTTATATTTTTAAGAAATAAAGAAGAAGAACTTGAACCGACATATGTGGTAAATGCGGCTGGACTTTACAGTGATGAGATCGCTAAGGAGTTAGGTTTGCAGGGGTATGAAATACGACCAAACAAAGGAGAATATTATAGATTGAAAAGAACATTCCCTTTAAAGAAATTGGTTTATCCTGTTCCAAACCCAAAAGAGAAGGGAGCATTAGGTGTTCATTTTACTTTCAATATGAATGATGAATGTTATGCTGGACCATCAACAAGAGATGCTAAAAATAAAACAGATTATGAAATTGAGACTGATGCTGAAACATTTCACAATTCTCTTTCTCGTATTTTGAATTATTATACAATTGAAGATTTTGTAGAAGGTTATGTTGGGTTAAGACCACGACTATATTTTAATGGAGAACATTTTACTGATTTTGCGATTGTAGAATTTAATAAAGCAATTCATTTACTTGGCATTGAAAGCCCTGGGCTTACGTCAGCACCATCAATTGCATTTTCAGTTGTAGAGAGACTTGTATGATAGCAGAAAGAAATGAAATAGAGGAAAAAATACAGGCATTATATCCGCGTTTTGTAAAAGAAATGCCGTCACAAATTAAACAGCAAATAGTCAACAATTATTTCAATAAAATTGAAAATGATTACAGAGGAACTCCGTCATATCCTAACTATATTAAATATACAGATTTAACAGAACTTGACAAACTAAAATATATAGATCAAAAGATTTATGTAGATGAACAAGTGTTGGTGTTAGTTGAAGACCCAGGGAAAGGAACCAAATTTTCTGTTATGATGAATTTAGTATTCAACGATTTTGTTAAATACAGAGATAGAGAATTTTTTGAAAAATACAAACTACTTTTTGAGTATTACTAAAGATAGTATTATTAGTGGCTTTAGGCCATTTACGAAAATGAGGAAACGAAAATGAAAACAAATTTATCCATCTTAAACCCAATTCCAAAAAACTACGGAAATCAAATAACTTAAGCCCTCTTAAAACAGAGGGCATTGGGCGAAAGTTTATAAAAATGAGAATTAAAATGTATGACAGAAGAACAAAAACAACGTAAAAAAGAATATCAAAAAGAATACTATAAGAAGAATAAAAAATCTTTAACAGAAAAACAAAAAGTCTATTACAAAAATAATAGAAATGATATTTTAGAGTACAAAAAAAATTCATATAACCCTATTAAGAAGGGCGAATACAATAAATCATACTATGCTCAGAAAAAAGATTTCCTGATTAACAACCAAAAAGAAAATTATCTCGTCAATAGAAATGATATTCTAAAATACAAAAAAGAATTTTACCAACAAAATAAAGATAAGATTAATCAAAGAAATATTAAACTTGAGAGAAAAAAATATCATACAAACCAATCTTTTAGAATAAACCGCTTAATAAGAAGACGATTTAAGTTAGCTTTAGAATTGTATTCTAAGAATGGTAAAACTCAAGCGTTGAAAGAATACGGTATTGATATCAAATCTATTGTTGAGCACTTGGGTAATCCTCCACAGGATGGAAAAGTCTATCATATAGATCATATATTTCCTGTATCCGCATTTGATTTAAATAATCCTGAACATATAAAACTATGCTGGCACCCAAATAATTTGCAATGGTTAGAGGCAAGTGAAAATATGTCAAAGGGTGATAATTATGACGAAATAGAATTTAAAAAATATTTACTGTTCTAATTTGATTGTCTCTATCTATTGTTATACAATAGGGATAGATTGTTAGAAGTAACAAACGAAAATTAAAATGAAAATGAGGTAACGAAAAATGGCAAAAGCGAGCGGAAAAAGTTTAGATGAATTGTTTGGTGGCAAGGGCAGTTCTTTAGAAAAACTAGCCCAACTAAAAGAAAGAGGCGACCGTGTAGGCGGTGGGGGTGGTGGAAACTACTTCAAATTAACGGAAGGGACTACAGAAGTCAGAATTCTTCCAGCAATTAATGATGAAGATGCATTTTACTATGCGACTGCTTATCATTATGTAAACAACAAATATGTTTATTGTAGAAAATATTTGGATGAAGATGCGTCTTGTCCAGTATGTTCTCACGCTTCCAAAATCTGGAAGAAATATAAAGACACTGGAGATGAAAGAATTGCAGAAGAAGCAAAATCTCTTTTCGCAAAACAACAATTTATTTATAATGCTCTTGTGAGAAATCAAGAGGGTGATAAAGTTGTTGTTCTTCAAACTGGTAAAGGTGTAAAAGACGACCTTATCGGTGTTTGTCTTGATGACAATTACGGAGATATCACAAATCCAGTAAAAGGAAGAGATGTTGGTATCCGTAGAAAAGGGAAAGGAAAAGCAACCTCTTATCAAATTATGGTAAGAGACAGAAGTATTCTTGCTGGTGACGAAAGTGATCCAAAAGAAGCGGCTGAGTTAATCAGTGCTATCCTTGAAAAAAGAAAATCACTTCACGAACTTGTGAAGTATCCAACCGAGGAAGAAGCAGAAAAAGAAATCAAGAAATATCTTGATGCAGATAGCAGTGGAGATGCTGATGAAACTCCAACTCCTAGAAAATCAAATGTCGCAGAAGCTGAAGAAGATAGTGATGAAGATAAAGACACTTTTGACGAAATTGAAAAACAACTAAGTGCCGCTAAGAAAAAAAGAGGCGGTAAGTAATAAGACTAAAAGGGCGGCTATCGTACGATAGCCGTCTGTCTTTTGAAATCTAAACAAAGGAGTATTATGGCAAAAGCAACAAAAGAAAAAAAGGCTTCTAAAACAAAAGAAAGCGCGTCAGTTAAACAACCAACACCACCAAAGAAAAAATCAAAAGTTGAAAAACTTCACGTTAAGAAAACTTTTGAAGATGACATCATCAAATTTCTAAAAGATGATAAGAAACTAAACATTGACATCGGATTTATGACAGAAACTGGTTCCACAGTTTCAAGATGGTTAGATACAAATTCATATACATGGAATTTCTTATCTTCTGGAAGATTAGATGGTGGTCTACCTTATGGTAGAGTTATTGAAGTGTTTGGAGATAACTTTACTGGTAAATCATTACTCGCGTGTCAATTAGCAGTTCAAGGACAAATAGATGATGCAATAGTTATATACTTTGACCCTGAGCGTTCTATTGATGAAGTAACTATTGAAAGGCTTGGTGGTGATCCATCAGTAATTATCGCACCAAAATCAGTAAAAACTATTGAGAAATTTAACGATACATTTGTTAAGATTGTAGAAAGAATTGCATCTGAAAAGGATAATGCAAGGCCAGTAGTCGTAATTCTTGATAGTCTAGCGATGCTTTCTACAGACCATGAAATGAAAGCACCAGATAAAGTTGACTACACTAAACAAAAGAAAATTCGTCAGTTCTTCCGTATGTATATGGATGATTGTGCGAGATATAATATTCTATTGTTTGTAGTAAATCAGGTTTATGACAACATTGGTGTAATGTTTGGTCCAAAGACAAAGGCTTCCGGTGGGCAGGGACTAACATACGCTTGTTCTCAAAGATACGGGTTACTTTCTCCGGTAATTGAAAAGAGTGAAACAGATAGTGATGTGTTTGCTACTAAAGTAAAGGCAAAGGCATATAAGAATAGAAATTCAATTCCGTTCCGTTCTGTATTTATTCGTTCAACTTACAAAACAGGTTTTGATAGATATGGTGGTCTATGGGAATTACTTACAGATGGCGATGCTGGAAAAGCAACTGGATTTAATATCATCACAAAAGTAAAAAGAGATGAAAAAACTAAAGAATGGGTTGAAAGTAAAACTGGTAGTAAGTATATGATTAAAGGTGTATTCCTTGATGAAGAAGGTAAGGATATCGCTTTTTCTCAAAAAGAGTTTATTCCACTTCTCCAACAAAACGAAAAGAAAGCTATAAAGAAAATTCAAGAGTTGATTGATACAAGAAATGATGAAGCACCCGGAATTGACAGCTTAACCGAAGAAGAAAAAATCATTATCGGAGTTGATGACGGTGGAAATCTTTTAACAGATAAAGAATTGATGGCTAAAGAAATAGAAGATTTAAAAAGCAAAGATGATTAAGATAATACAGTATGGCGCACAATACCGCAATATTGGGTAAAGTTTTATTAGAACTTATCAAAAAGTTCTTTTCAGATCAGGCAATTCTGAAAAGGGAGGAAGACACAGCCTCATTACAGGCAGAATTCACTCCCCTTTCAGATGCTCTGAAAGTAAAATGTGAAGCATATAATAAACAACAAGAAGAAGCCAACGGAGACGAAATTTTAATAGCGAAATTGGATTGCAATGATCCAGTTGCTGTAGCTAAAATATTTCCAGACGAAGCAAAAGCTATAGCTGAAATACAAAAGAAGATAGATGATATAAACAAACCACCTGACCTATCACAATTAGAAAAGATAATCAAACTCTTAATTCAGAGTGCTAAAAAATAGACCTTAACATAAGGTAACAGTAATGTCATTATTATTTGGTATACCTGATTGGGTACTTTCTCCTCAAGACATGAAAAATGATTTCGGTTTTTCGCAGGATAAACTGAAAGCGATGAATGAGTATTTGCAGAATTTTTATTCAGATCAACAAGTAATATTAAGAGAAGCAGAAAAAGCAGTATTAAATGACGCTCTACTTGCGGCATCAGGTGACATAAAGTCAAAGTGTGAAGCGTATAATACTAGTTTAGAAGCACAAAATCAGAACAGTGATGTAATTCTTCAAGGAAGAATAGATTGTGATGACTTAAACTCTATAGCTACTGTTTTTTCAGGCGAAGTAGCTAATTATAACAACATAGTAAATAAACTTGCAACTGTTGACGATGTTGATGCTTCATTCATTCCAGTTTTAACTGAATTACAAATGGATAAAGGAATAGTTGAAGGTCATAAAAAACTTTTGAGAAAGTTTCTTTTGCATGTTATGATAAACGGCGTATACATATTTGATTTTCTTGGCATCCCAATAAGAATTGATCTTGGGAAATATGTAAATTCTGTATTGTCTGTAGCCGCTGGTATCATTCAATTAATATCACTTATATCAATGTTTTCTGGACAATTTAACCCACCATTTGGTTCTTACACTATTCCAATTCCGACAGCATTAAGTCAAGCAAATCTGACTACTACTTGTCAGGAAATGTATTATCTTGGTATAAAGACATACAACAAACTACACAGTGCATATTTAAAAAAACTGAACGAACAAATAACTGAACATAACTCTGATGAAAATGTCGCTGCAAGAACTGCTGAATACGAACAAATAAAAGATCAATATGAACAACAATTGAAAGATTTGGTAGCACAAATTGATGCAGAGATAAAAAAATTAGAAGCGCAATTAGGTGTTGATTTAGGGAACATATCAACACAACAAGAAGCGAATGATGAAATACTTGTTAGTAAAGTGTTTTTCTTTCCTCCAGGTGGCGAACAAATAACGTATTCTGGTGAGTGCTATAATGGCATAATAAAAGAATTGGATTATTTGGATGCGTATTGTTCTGGTGCGATTGATTTAATCAAACCTAATACTGATCTTATTCAATTATATAATGATTTTGTGAGAAACAATATTGTAAAAAGTTATGCAGATTATATAGCGTTAAAAACAGCATCAGAAGATGCCGTAATAGATGCAGAGACTTTTAATTCAATAAACAATAATAGTGGCATGGTAAAGATAAGCGAAAGTTATACTGGCATGTTTTTAGGAACGTCATACTTAAGTACAACTGATGTTTATGACAGTGGTATTTTAAAAAACTCACTTGACATTATTTTTAATAAAACAAAAACAGATCAAATAAAAGATTTTTTCCCATACTATGAAGCGTATACTGATATAAATCAAAAAGCGGCAGTTGATACTGCTATCAAAACTTTTAAACCTTATGTTGATACACCTGTATACGACACACTAACTGAACTATCAAATGTAATTGATGAAATAGGTAGTGATTTTAATCCACAAAGAACAAATAATTATGAAGCAAGGGTTATGTTCAGTGACTACAATGTTGGTTTTGTAATGGCCAGAGTACCAATAGTTGAGTTGGCTGTTACCCCTATTGTTAGTAAGTTAGAGACAGAAATAAACGATTTAAAATCACAGATATCGGTTGCAGACTCTGAAGATATTCCGTCATTACAATCGCAACTTGATAATGTTGTAGCAATATATAATGTAAATAAAGAGGTAGTTAATAAATTAGAAAGAATTAGATTATATTATGAGAAGAAGCCGTTACAGTATTTGATTGACGCAACAACTTTTATGATTGATCTAACAAATTTTCAATTAAAGTTAGGCGGAATTATTACTGATGAATTCGGTAATCAAACAGAAGCGCCAATCACTGATGACGTTATTGTTAATATGACAGAAGTTGAAAAATTGTATGCAGATGATAAAAGAACATATGATAACATGGTTGATAAAAAAATAATTGCAACTGAATTTACAAAATCAATAAAGAATTTCTCAGGGTCAGAAATTGTTACAGTTGCTAATGGTCAAACAGTCGTAACAAGTGAGTTTGAGTCTGAGTATTTTCAAATTGACTATAATATAACTAAGTTAGGCGATGTAGATAAAGAAACTCAGAATTTGATAGACCAGAGTATTGCAGAAAATCAAGAACAATCACAATTGGCATTGTCTAATTCTCAAACATTAGCAATTCAAGCAAATGAAGCGAGTAAGAATGTTATATACACTTATTCAAAAAATGCTGTATTGAAAATAATTAAGTATTATATGAATGAAGAAGAAGAGATAAATAAGAAATTAGATGCTAGAAGATTATTCATAACAACTACGATTAAAACATTACAAGATCAAATAGCGGATTTGCAAAACCAATTAATAAACAATGCGTCAGCAGACGTTTCTTTAATTGCAAATGTTCAGGCTAGAGTTGATACAGAAAGGGCAACTCTTCAAGAAAAAATAATAGTATTGCAAACTGAACTGGACGCGTTACCTGTTAAACTAGATTTGAAATCGTATTATATGTATTTGATATGTTCACCTATAATAAGATTGCAAACTCAGTTAGCAGAAGCACAGGCACAACTAAATGCTGGGCAAGACGGTTTTAAAGCGTTTAAAATACCAATTGATCCATTTGATGAATTATATAATGGATGTTATCATATTATAAAAGCATATATGAAACATCTATATACTTATTTTAGAGGTATTTCATTGCTTTATAATTTTGGATTTCCTTGGACAACGATTGTCAGATTTAAGCCAGAATTTTTAAGTCATTCGTTCATAAGTATATCAGCTAAAAATTTAGCTGATGACATAAACAGTGGAGGCGGCGGAAACTTTTTTGACCAATTAATAAATTTCTTTGTTGGTAATAAATTGAAAAAACATTTGGCACTTCATTTGATGAGGTTTGCTACATTGAAGCCGGTTACAGAGCCAATTCCTAATCCGATATTCTGGTTTGGGCTTCCGCCATTCATTCCTCCGTTTGAAGTGCCGCCAACATTCATACCAGGACCAGGAATTTTAACAACGGGGTACATATATTAATGGAAGTTTTAAATTTCAAAATGACAGAACAGGTAAAGCAAAATTTAGATTTCACTCTAAAAAACAAGGTTCAAAAAGCTGATCTTGAAGAAAGATTGAAAACAGAATTTTTTCGTGAGAGAAACGATCTAAATCCAGACGATTACACGATTGAGATTTCATTCAATAAAATGGCGAATACTTATGATATCATTATAAAAAAGATTTGACTTATTTGGTAAATAAGAGTAAGATTAAAAGACTATGAGAAATTTCCTTAATTCATTATATATTTATTCGGCAGTTTTTCTTGTTCTAGGGTCATTTTATATAATGAGAGGAATTGAATTTGCTTTAACAAAAGCACATCCTTTTATACATCTAATCTTTAATGCTTTTGGTTTAAGGTGCCCGATATGAAAACACAAAAAAGAGAAATTTTAATTTTAAATGAAGGTCAGAGTGGAAAGACAATAAGTGAAGAAGAATTTATTGGGTTGGCAACTAACCCAAAGAAAGGAGTTCGTCAACGTATCCATACAAAAGATGGCAAAGAAATATACGTTGTATTTGATAGGGATTATATTTTCAGTCAGAGAAAAGACCTTGTTGAAAAATACAAACTTTTAATTGATGAGAATGTAATAGCAAAAGACGAAGAAGACGATGAGGAATTTTTTTGATGACAGGTGGAATTAAAAGACAGTTCATTTTTGATAATTACGAAGATTTTACAGAAGAGGAAAAACTTCTTTATCTTCAAGAAGGAGATGACGGTGTTCATAATCAAGTAACAGAGAAAGGTGGAAAACTAATTGATTTTGATTTATACATCTTCAAATATGATAGAGAATTTTACGAAAAATATAAATTGTTATTTAATGAAGAAGAAATTAAAAAGAAATATCTAATGAATGAATTAATGAACGGTGCTAAATGGGAGTTGTATGGTATAACAGATGCGTACAAGTTCTAATATTAATATGTCTCTTGAAATATTAAAAGCAAGTGAGTATGTCTTCTTAACAGAAGAAGAGAAATTGAAATATGTTGGTCTTTGGGAATTGATGTATGACGATTTGAAGATTAAAAATTATGTCGTAATTGACTACTATATCTATCTAAACGACAGAGAGTTTTATGACAAGTATCTTTTGTTGTTTGACCAGAATAAAATAGCAGAGATGGAAAGACTGGAGCCAGAAAAATGGTTAATAGGAATTGATGTAAATGAATAAAATAATAAAAGAATATGCTTATAAAAACTTAACAGAAGAAGAGAAGATTGGTTTAATTGGAGATTACAATAATCTTGGTGATATGTTTTCTTCTGGAATTTCTGTTCAAGTAGACTTTTCAGAAAATAGATTTATGGTCATTGACTTAATTGAATATATGAATGACAATGATAGTCAATTTTATGAAAAGTATAAATTACTATTTCAAGAAAGAGGATTTGTTTTTAATATGGATTGTATAATTATTGACGACAAAGGAGTTAAATGAAAAAAACTAAAAACAAATACAGTAACTGGTATTTCAAAATTATTGAAAATGCTGTTAGTAAAAACAGAAAGAAAGGTGTTGAGTATTATGAACAACACCATATTATTCCAAGAAGTATTGGTGGAAACAATAGTAAAGAAAATTTAGTGTTATTGACAGCAAGAGAACATTATATTTGCCATTGGTTGTTAGTGAAATTTACTGATGGAAATGATAAGAAAAATATGACATACGCTTTTAGAGGTATGAACAATCAAAAAAATAAACATCAAAAAAGATATGTAAATTCTTATGGTTATGAATATAGTAGAAATGAATTTAATAAGATTAACACTGGAAAAGCACACGCAAGTTTTGGTAAAAAGACACCAATTGAGAAGAGAAAAGAGCAAAGTGAAAGATTGAAGGGAAATAAAAATCCTTTTTATGGTAAAAGACATAGTGAAGAAACTAAAAAGAAAATAAGTGAAAAAAATTCTAAACCAAGACCAAAGACAAGTGGTAAAAACAATCCGATGTATGGTAGAACGCCACATAATTACATAGATATTCAAATAAATGAAGTGGTTAATGTTATATTAAATAATAACGAAATTAAAATGATTGAACTTAGCAAATTTTTTGATGTCGGTGAAAGTACGATGTTAAAGAAAATACACAATTTTGGGTATAAGGGTATTAATGAATTGAAACAAAAGGTAATTAATGAAAAAAACAAATGAAATTAAAACTATAAGAATTGTTTGCGGGGGTAGTTTTATAAAATTGTACGATATAGACGATGAAAGACGGGATAAAATACACAAATATTTTCGTTTTGTAGATGATAAAAAAAAGAATTCGCCAGCCTACAGAAATAAACCTTATATGGATTTTCATTTCTATGCTTTGGATAGGCGTTCAAATACTATCGGCATAGGATTTTTAGATTATTTAATAGCATTTATAGAACAAAATGGCTGGGGATACGAATTAGACGATTTAAGAGAATATGAAAAAGAATTTAATGAAGAAGAGTTTAATAAAATAGATTGGAAAAAGGAATTTAATGTAAATGTTAGAGACTATCAAATAGAAGCAGTAAAAACTGCTCTTATTGAGAGAAGTGGACTTATTCAGGCTCCTACTGGTGCAGGCAAAAGTTTGATAATGTGTATGTTAGTTAGATTATTAGACACTCCAACTTTAATTTTATTTGATAAAGTTGGACTTGTACATCAGACGCATAAAGAATTTTTAAAATTTGGTTTCTCTCCCAAAGATTTAGGAGTGGTTCAGGGTCCAAATAATTTACCAAAAAAAATAACTTTTGCCACAATTCAGAGTAAGGATAAGTTATATGATTTTATTGAACTGTTTAAATGCGTAGTTGTAGATGAATGTCATTCAATTCGTGCTGATGGGTATCAGGAGTTGTTAACAGTGTTCAAAGGTTCTTTAAGATATGGGCTATCAGCAACGCCGTTAAGTGCCGAAAACCCTGCCGAGAAAGCAAAAGTAATAAGATATGTAGGTAGAATTATATATCAAGAACAAAATACTAACACATTAGTTGAAAAGGGTATTTTAGCAAAACCTAAAATATATTTTATTCGTTGCGATAGAGGCGATGACCAAACTGTGGTATGGGAGAATTCAGGTAGAGATTATGCAAATCTTTATAAACAAGAAATTGTAGATAATGAATATAGAAATGCTCTTATAGTAAAAATATGCTCTATTAAAAAAAATAAAAAAATAATTGTATTACACGAAATAATAGAACATGGAGAAACTCTTTTAAAAACTTTTGAAAAATTACTTCCAAATAGAAAAATTCATTTACTTTCTGGTAAAGACAATGTTAAAACAAGAAGTGATATAATTGATATTTTTGAAAAAAGCGGAAATGATATTATCATAGCAAGTAAAATCTTTAATGTTGGTGTGAATGTTGTTACAGTAGATGTAGTTATAAATACATCAGCATCTAAAGGGGAAATATCTGCTTTGCAAAAACTTGGCCGTGGGCTTCGCACAACTAAAGATAAAGATACTATGGAGTATTGGGACATTCTTGATGAAAATTCTCGTGTTTTTCAAAGACAGGCTAAAAGAAGAATTGCAATATATAAGAAAGAAGGCCATGTTGTTGAGACAATAGAACCTGAACAGTTGAAATGATAGCGCAAATACTTGACATATATTTACCAAGAGCAGATTTTAAACTGTTTAAGATGAAAGATTACGAGTTGCATAATGGCAGAATTGATAAACATTCATTGGATATTAAAAATTATCGTTTTAAAAGTAGAATATTGTACACAAAATACTTTGGCATTTCAATAGAATATGAAGGGTATTTCTGGAAAAGATTTAAATACAGAAAACACCACTATCCAAATGTATTTAATGAAAAATCTTGGACTTTTCAATTCTTAGGTTTTACAATAATATTTCAAACAATGCTCGAAAGAGAAGAAGAATTTTACACACACGACTTTGACTTTAATTAAAAGACTTGACTTTAACAAGTCAGTATAGTATCATATGTTATGACTATGTTTGGCAAGAAAAAAGAAGAAGAAAAAAAGCCATATAAAAGATATCTCGTTATTGCAACAGATGGGGATGTTGTAAGGTTTATGCAGTCTGTTTCAAATGAAATTGAAGGAAACGACCTTGCGAAAAAATGGAAAATGGAATTACCAAATACAAGAGTTTTATTATTGAAAGTTCTTAGTGAAGCAATGTTTCCAAAGGACATAAATATTACAATGGAAGACTTTGAAGGATTTTAAATAAAGGAGAAGAAAAATGATTTTTACTTGGCTTGGGTTAACTGGAGAGACACTACTAATGTCACAAATATTTGCTACCATATTGAGTGCTTTTACATTGATTATGATGGTTGTATTTTACTTTATGTATTCAACTAATGTAAATGAAAACAGAAGGCTCGCAAGAAGTTATATGAGAGTTTCAGCAATGTTCGGAATTGCTATGGGTGTTTTTGGGCTTTTTGGAACTGGATCAATGTGGTATCTAGATATTTTCATTATCGCTATGAATTCACTTACATATTATGTAAACAGGGATTGAAATATATGCTTCTGCCTGACAGCCATAATATCGTTACTATTAATACGGTAGACGGACAGAGGTACTGGTATGAACACGATGAGTTTAAAGAGGCAATTATTGTTAGAGAAAAGCCGTGTGATAACAATACATCAGTATATTCTGTTTCTTTTGAAACAATGCAATTAGCGTTTAATAAAAAAGAAGATTATTTTTTGGATTCATATATAAATGGGATATGGGATAAAGAACATTTGAAATTATTTGTCAAATTTTTTAAACCTGAAATCTACCAAAAATACAAATTATTATTCACATGATTACTTTATATAATTTACCAAAAAATCATGTGTTTATTGATGGTCGTGAATACTGGTATGAAAAAGAAACTCGTCATAAGCAAGGCGATGGTGTTGTAAGGATATACGAAGAAAAAAATGATAAAAGATTTCATCAAGTGTTTTACATAACAGAGATGGTTCTTGACATTTTATCTAATTTAGACGAAGATGATATTCTTTATTTTGCAATGAAAAAGAAAAAAACATTTCTTATCACTGATTTTAATTCTTATGTTAAATTTTTCCGTCCAGAGACTTATGAGAAATATAGATTGCTATTTGAATAAATTACTTGCATAAATTCTTAGTCTTTGTTATACTTTATTATAATTGAGAGATTGATATGTATTTTACTGTTCAACCAACAAAGGAAGAGTCTATAACTATACATTTTGATTATGATGATATTGAACAGGCTATATTTGAATTATCAAACGAAGGAGATGATATTTTAGTATATCAATCTTATATCGTTAATGGATTACAACAACAAAGATTAAAAGCGTCATATAGAAAAAGTGTTTTTGTAATAATGTTAAAACAATTTAAGCCTGAACTTTATGAGAAATATAAATTATTATTAACGGAGTATGAAATTGCATAATTTAAATAAAACAGTATTATCGTTATCAATCTATACGGCATTTCTTGCCTATGCATTAGGGAATGATTGGCTGTATGTCCCAGCAGGATGTATGTTTCTCGCTTCTGTTATAAGTGAGATTGGTGGAAGGCTTCTTGACAATAGAAGATTGCCAATTAAGACGCTTGCAGAAATAGAAGAAAGTAAAATTGAACCTGTTGTCAGGGAACAGAAAGAGGAAGAAGTAAAACAACCAGAAGTAAGAGTTCTTAAAATTCAAAAAGATGACAGTGAATTTATTGAACAGAAAAAAGCATTAATTAAAAAAGCGATAGATAATGGTTATAAACTTATTAAAGAAGAGTTTATACCGGAGGAATTAAACCAATGAGAAAATTAATAGTGTTCGCATTAGTGTTAACTGGATGTTTTCAATCTACTAAATATGACTGCACAAAAACAGATTTGGATAAGACATTAAAAGTCTATGAGATATGTATGAAGAAGGTTGAGGGTTTTGTTAATGAACTTAGTAACAAAGGGACACTGACTTACAGTCTAAGTCCTGCCTGTATGCAACAGGCTAAAGAACTTACTTGTATTCCAATGGAGAAATGAAAATGATTTTAGCAAAATTTGTTCTAATAATTGTGTGGTGGAGTGGCAATTCAATAGTGGCACCATTTCATTCTGCTGATGCGTGTGAAGCGGCATTGAAAGAAATAGTTTATAGTACAAAGTCTGTTCGCGCTCCGCTTTCTGCTAAGTGTCATTGGACGGGACTATAATATATGAAAGAAATTAAAATTAAAAAAGAACACATCGCTCTACTTAATAGAGCCTATGTAAGATGGGAAGATGGCGAATTTGGCGCACCTGCTATTGATTGTAAAAGACCATATGGGAATAGTAGTGTTGTAGAGGACATTATTGAAATTATAAAACCCAAGATACCTGCAAAAGTAAAAGAATTACTTGATGATGGTTCAATAGATTTAGAACAAGCCTTCACAAGTAAAGAAATTGAACAATTTGAAAAACTACATCAAGAAACTGAATTTGTTCTTCAAATCATTTTACGAAATGTTAATAAATCGCCAAAGAGTTTGATAGGTAAAACTTTTGTTATTAATGATAGTTATCAATGGGTAGAGAAAAAATAGGAGAAATGATATGGGCGCAGATATCCATTTTTACACAGAAATTAAAATAGAAAACGAGTGGCATCCGATTTATATGCCGATGCCAGAAGATGCTTTTAAAACAGAATTGAAAAGACACGAAGGATATTTTAATAATCTTACTAATACTTATTGGGAAGATTATTATTCAAAGAAGAACTACGCTAATTATTCTGGAAGAAATTATTATCTCTTTACATTCCTTGCTGGAGTAAGAGGAAATGAAAACCCTCTTATTGAACCAAGAGGATTACCAGAAGACTGCTCAAAACTTATTAGAAGAGTTTGTGAGAAATGGGGGAGTGACGGACATTCCCATACTTATTACTATTTAAGTGAATTGATGGAATGTGATTGGAAAGATTGGTTTCAAGATGATGCCGAAGATAACAAATATGGTCATCCACTTGCTGGATTTTTTGAAGAATATCTTCCAAGACTTTATGGACTTGACCCTGACAGAACGAGATTTGTAATGTTTTGGGATAATTGATTGAGGTAATTTATGAGTAGAATAATTTGGACATTAATAGGAATTTCAATAGGAATACTTATTTACTTATACATTGGCGAAAAGGCGGTGATGTGGTTTTGTGGTGGATACTTATTTGGAGCATTTAGACAACAATACTATAATAGTTTTGAAAAATGAAAACAAAGATTTACAAAAATAGATTTTGTGATTTAAATACAAGACCAAATCCAGAACTTCTTAAAGATTGTTTCTTTCCAGAAGAGATAAAAGGATTGGTAAGTATTTATCAAATGTCTTATGTTGAAATAGTTGAAGAAACGGAATTATGGGCAAGTATTCAAAGTGAATTAGATTTCATTAATCTAATTAATTCTAAAATTTATGTGATTAGTAGGCACAGCGTTGGTTTTGAACATTCAGAGCGCCCATATTCTGGTGGTGTGATAATGAATATATATCTAAAACTTCATTATTCAAGATTGTACGATAAGTATAAATTGTTATTTGATAATTAGTCAAATCTATGCTACAATAAATAATGAGAATTATCTCCGTTCTTTCTATCCTTTCTCTTTTGGTTTGCACTGGCAACAGTATTGAAAAACCAAAAGAGAAACCTGTTTTAAAGCGGGATAATTCTTTCTTTTGTGAATGTAGAAATATATCATATTATTCAGAATTACCACCAGTATGTAGATGTAAATGCAGTGATGGAAGTATTGACACTGAACATTTTTGTGAGGGAAGATGAAAAAAATAAACGAATTATGTCTTAATAAACTTAAAGAATTAAAAATCACAGACAAGGCATACACTGATGCTCTTGCAGAAGAGATGAAGTATGTTCTTATGTTTGATAGAGAAGATTTCATTCTTGATAAATTGAAGAAGATTGAAAGTGGTGAAATTGAAAAGAATAAAAGAAACAAGAACGGTCTTGTATTTGCATATTTATTAGGTATTACTGATGTTGACCCGATTAAAAATAACATTCCTCATATTTTTTCTCT